GTGCGCAACGGCGGATCTAAGGTGACAAACACACTCGCCAGATCCCACCCGTCGAAGGCCTTGGCCGCACAATAGACCTGCTCGGCCTCACTGCCGGGGGTACACTCATCATGCATTTTGGTTTCAATCGTCATCACCTTCGCCATACAACCTCCTATATACTACGAGAGAACGGGCATCGCATACCCTACAAACTACAACAACAATGCTCCTAGTGTACACACACAGAGAAACGCCTGTCAAACCCTCTTCATGGATGTCAAGACAATTCACAACTTCTGATAATACGCGAAACTGTCAACCACCAGCAAAATACTTAACTTCTGATAATGCGCATTTTTTCCGTCTACAACTTCTTGAAAGAAAAAGACTTCAGAGAAACACCGATATTATGTAAACTTTGATAATCCATGCATGTAGACCAGCATAAACTACCACTAGTAAACTTCGCGATCCGATATTATGTAAACTTTGGAGAAGCAGTCTACGTCGTTCCTTGCGCAAAACATCGGCGGCAATTTCCTTGACATTTTCCTTCCTGCCTATAAAATCAAAGCGAAGCGCCAGGGAAAAATCGTTCCCTGCCTCCCGTCCCTCGGCTCCTCCCTGGCTCCATCCCAACTGTTCCATCCTGCATAGCGATGTCGTTGCCGCCACGATGAAACGTCGTTGCCGCTGGAGTGCAGCACGGAATGCGATAGAAGTGACCTATGCTTGACTACTGTCCGGACCACGAGCTGGCGTGGGTCCCCCCAGGATATACCCTGAGAACCAAAGTCCGCACGCCGGGGCACTGGACCCCGCTGGCGCGGTGGAAACTCATGGAAGCGGTGACGCTTGCGCAGGTGTTTAGCTGCCAGGCCGTGCTGAGGATTCATCGCACGGCCTGTCCCCGCTGTCGCCCGCACACACAAGAACCTAAGGAGTAGGCGCATGCAGCAGTGTGTTGACTGTCGTTTCTTTGGAGCCCATGAAGGGATTTATGTGCATAGCACAGACTAGAACGAGGTCTATGAATCCGAGCACCATTATTGCGCGCGGATCATCCACGGCAATGCGCACGAGCATGAGCACACGATGGCTGCCCTCCAGGAGCCTGCCGTCGTCACAGATGGAAGCGGCTTTGCCGCACGCCTGCGGGTGCTCCCTACCTTCGGGTGCGTCCTGTTTGAACCAAAGCATTGTGAGTAAGGAGCCCTAAGCCCACGGTGACCCTGGGGCTCCCCCCTTTCTTCTCATCACTCATCCGACAATCCCAACAAATAATCCGCACTCACATGCAGCACCTGCGCAATCGCGCGGATCCGGCCGGCGCCGGGATTTTGTGTATCTCCCTGCTCGATCATGCAGAGATTTGCCTGGGTCATGCCAATCCGCCGGGCGAGATCGCCCTGGCTCATACCCACCTGCAGACGGGCGGCACGGACCCGCAGACCTAACGTAGTATCCGGGAAGGGTGGCATACGCACCTCCTGGGAAAACAGACTTGTGTTTCTATGAACACCATGGTATATTTACTACAGACAGTAAATGATAACAGCACAGCGCGAGACCAGCAAGGTCGGACGCACGAGGCAGACGACGCCGGGCACCGTAACCCGACAGCAAGCCCTGGGACGAAGGGAGCCCGCCACACACGGCGGCCACCCTGGAGGCACCCGCGCAGCGTAACGCATAGCACAGCGAGCCGGCATCACAACACACCGTGTCGGGGCGTAACGCTCGCCCCCTGATGAGGCTGCTAGGATGCAGCTCAGCCTGAGCACAGGCGAAACACGCAGGGAGGAAAACACCGTGAAGCATGGCCACGTGACCGGCCACAAGCAGGAACGGAAGGGCGCCAGCGATTGGTATAAGCACATCGAGGACGAACACATCCGGAGGATCGAAGCGGAATGGGCGGCCCGCCCGCCGCAGCAACCTGTCGGACAGCACACACAGGAGAGCCCCAGGTAGGGACAGTACCTAGGGCTCCTGAGTCTCACATTCCCTCTGAAAGCACAGGAGAAACAATCGTGCATAGCATACTGGATCGTCATCAGAAAAGCAACGGACAGGGTCAAGGGATGAACTGGATTCGGCCAGGCAAACGATTAGCCATTTACCTCCGCGACGGCCTCGCCTGCGCCTATTGCGGCCAGGGCATCGAGGACGGCATCAAACTGACCCTCGACCACCTGACCCCGCACAGCCACGGCGGCGACAATGGCCCCGAAAACTTGGTGACGTGTTGTCACCACTGCAATAGCGTCCGTGGCAACCGGCCCTGGGAGCAGTTCGCGGCGGACGTGGCGACGTACCTCGACCACGAAGTACTGCCCACCGCGATCATCGTGCACATCAACACGACGACCCAGAAGCCACTCGCTCCCTACCTGCGGGAAGCGAAGGCGCTGATTGCCCGACGCGGTGGATTCCTGGCCGCCCTCCGAGAGGCGTAAGAGGAACGCGCAATGGAATGGACGATACAGGACGGAAAAATCCTCGCGGACAACACACCACAGACCCAGGCAGTCTTTCTGTGGACCCTCGTCCCCCTGCCGGACGAGAGCATCAGTATCGAACGGAAGCTGATCCTTGATTTCCGTAGAATGCCCGCCATCACGCGCCTCAGTTTTGGTCCCCAGCGGGAGGCAGAAGAAATCGCCTGCCGCCGGGCACTGGGACAGGTTGAACTGATTCCGCTGGTGGTGAATCGACAGCCGGTCGCGATTCCTGAGCAGTATAGGGGGGAAATTGCCAAAGCCCTACACACAAGTGGGGCAGAGAAACTTGTGGAGTTCTTGAGACTCTAGAGCAATGCCAAACGGCGAGTGATCTCATACAGCATGATCAGACGGACACCGCATGCATCCTCTCCTGAGAGGAGATGCGCCAAGGAGATGGATTATGAAACCGTTGTCGATGTATAAACGATTACAGCGCCTCCAGGCCGCCGGGATCACCATCCGGCGGGCGGGGCATTTCGAGGGAACACTGAATGAGTATGGCGAACGGCTCTCCTGGGTGATCGATACCGGGAGCGGGCGACAAGCCCTGCCGCAGGAGGTCTATCGCACAAAAATGGCAGCGGTTGCTGGGGCAGAAGAACTCCTTGAGCCTCTGTATGATCCGTGGGGACGACAAATCCCTACCTACTACACCACAACACAGGCTGGGAGAACCCCAACCAATGCTTACGATACGACCATGGTCGTAAAGATTGATGCACTACGATAAGGGGGGGACGATGACGATGGAGATGCACGGCCAGCAGTTTCGCTCCGTGGTGGAACATGTGGACTATACCTGGAATGGTCGGGTGACCTCCCGGGAGGTCACCCGGTGGCAACGGTGGTCCCCCGTGGCGATGGACTGGCGCGCTTGCACAGACCCACATACGTGGGTCACCCGGGATTGCCGGCTCTGCGAGGCTTCCTACACGGTGGAGCCTGACATGCAGATCCTCGTGTGCGAGGACTGTGTCGCAGAATGCCGTGTCGCGACCGCGTCATATCCTCTGGACGCGGTGACGTATGGGGTGGCATCCATCGATGCCCCCACCGCACAGATCATCGCCCCCGTTATTGCCATCGAGGTGCAAGGGCATGCCTGCACTATGACCGCTGAAAACCTTGGTGGCATGGAGTGCGTAGTAGGGGTGAGAATACACCGTGCAGATGGCACAACGATTTATTAAAAGATCGGAGAATACCTAGGCTCCACGCGGCGTGGAGCCTAGAAACACAGGAGTAATTCCATGGCAATCGCAACTCCGACTGAACGCTGGGAGCACGCCGTGTATGCGTGTGCTCGCACGCTCCAACAGCGATTCCCCGAGTTAGTCGGGGATCGCATGGAATCGGCCATTGTCCTGGTGCGTGATGGCCAGGTGGCAGAAAACGCCGATGAGCAGCTGGTGGTCGCCAGTCGCTCCGAACCCGGCAAGTTTCACACGATCCGTCCGGACGGATCGTGTCTGTGTGACGACGCACGGTATCAGGCACCGGCGGGCCGCTGCGCCCATCGCATCGCAGCGGGGCTGTATAAGCATGCTCATGTCTTTCTCCAGCAGCAACAACAAACCCCGCATGCGATCAATGGCCAAACCCCGCTCTCTGAGCCAGACCCGACGTCTATACCACTCACGTCACCACCACCCACCACGCCCAACGTTTCTCACGCCGCATGGGGCAGTAATCATCGCAGTATTCGTACCATTGTGACCGACCTCAGCCGTCCTTTACCCGCCGCGTGTATCGCCACGAAGACGCTCCGGGCAAAAAGTGGCAAATCCGCACAAATTGCATATCTGCATTGGACAACCGTCGCCAAAGTACTCGATGCCTACGCGCCCGGCTGGCAAGGCACCGTAGAGCGTATCGAGCGTGTTGGGACTGCTTGTGTGATTACCTATCGGCTCACCATTCCTTGTCTCGAGGGCCTGATTGTCCGCGAAGCCACGGGGCAGGAAGAGGAGGAGGTTGACGGCTACGGAGACTCAACGTCAAATGCCGAAGCCATGGCCTTTAAACGGGCTGCGGCAAAATTCGGCGTAGGTCGTTGGCTCTACGACAAGGATCCTACGGCCCAGGCCGTGGATGCCTACCTGACACAACACATCACCTAATTAGTTCACCAGTGCGGGGACAGCGAGTGCCCCCGCGCATCCAATCATCACTGCAAGGGAGAAGAAAATGAGCACCACGTTGGACACTGTCCGCGCTCTTCCGGTAGGCAAATCATTTGGCTTCCGGCGGCGAGATGTCTATGCGCTTATCTGTCACCGTCCCCTAGAGGGGCTCGTGGTGGAATGTGGCTGGGTTGTTCCGGAGACCTACGACGATGATCCGAGTTCCTACGGATACAATCCGTTTCGCGACCGGCTAGACACCCCAGCGTGGGTAGGTCGCCGCTACGTCTGTAGCTCTGCCGTCGAGGCGGCAGAGGTCTATGCCGGCTACAAAACGGCCATTCATTCTCGACAGATACCCTGTCGAGGTGAGCCTATTGGCTCGGTCCAACGCTAGGGATACCAACCAAGCGGGCGCTGACGCTACGGTGGCGTGTCGGCGGCGAATCACTCACGCGCATGCGCTCGTTCCCGGTTGTCTGGAGCGAGCGAGGCAGGAGATACGTACGTGACTGACGCCGTAGAACGTCCAACTCAATCGCCACACAGGAGGCCAATATGGCCACGTATGCAAACGGGACGCAAGTCAGCGAAAAAGTCGTCGATGCTCTTCGGAGGCATATCGGGGTGCAGGTTCTCTGGTGGAGGCACAACCTCGCCACGGGCCCCAGCTTCATCCGCGAGATGAAGCCGAGCACCCCCCGGCAGCTGGTGCTGCCGGATGACGACTTTGTCGTCTTGACCTCCACTGGGAAGGAAATTACCTACGGCCACGGGCACTGGATGAGTTACAGTGCCGTGGACCGCGCGGTACTCGCCCGCGCCCACCCGCGTTGCCAGAGCTGCCGCGGCACCGGGGTACACGCCCTCTCATATTTTGAAAACAGGACAGAGTACATCTGTACCTGTGTTCATGAGAGGGCGTACCTCCGGGCCCATCTCGGCATCCTCCGCGAGGTTCGCCTTGACCGCTACGAGGTCGTGGTGGTTACAGCCGACCGCGGCTGGGGAGAGGAGGAAGCCGAGCTTATCGGCAAGTTCACCTCCCGGGAGGCCGCGGAGGCCGAGGCGCAGAAGCGGCGGCGCGAGTCCCGCTTCCAGTCCGGTTCGCGGTACTACTATGGACGCGGCCCCGTGGTCGTCGTCCGGGTGATTGAGCGGCCCATGCCTGAATGGGCCTAGCCGTCGTCGACGCGCCATAGCCGCGCACAGGGTTGAACGAGTTGAGCGCTATGGGCTTAACTCACAACTCGGGATGGAGGACGTATGAAACTCAACTCTCTCCCGCGGCGCAGCCATCGAATGGATGGGTGAGGACTTCCACCAAGACGAACACGAACCGACTGACACCGACTGCGAGATGCTCGCGCAATGGATCAACGAGCAATGGATCAACGAGCACCTCGACAGACTCCTTGAAGGGAGCAACACATGATCATCGACATCCATCCATGGACCGTCAGCATGCACGGCCTCACCGGCCGGGCGCGCCTGAAAGATGGCACACCGGTGCCGTGCCTCCCCCGTCGGGATGTCTGGGATGGGCATCTCCGTTTCGATGTCCCCGACGACGGCCCGTTGCAAGTCGAATATCATCGCTGTATCGCAACCGGCCAGGGTTGGCGCTGGGCCGGAGTTCCGGCACCTGCATGTTGGAAGAACGACACACATGACGCAGCATAATCATCCGCGAGTGGATGTATATTACTCTATCCTCACCGAGAACATGGGCGAGGCATGGCTGAACCCTGTTCGGGCTGCCGAACAGTTCCGACAATTCCTGGCCCAGTCGGTCACAGAGACCATTACGGCCCTCTATCCTGAGGTTAGCGTCGATACCTCTGGAATCGTCATCCAGTATGCATCGGGGTATAGTGGGGAGCTGGATATTTGGAGTGAGCCGTTTGACGCTCTTATGGAGCGACAGATTCGAGACAGACTCATAACGTGTACCCTCGACCAGGCATGGAATGCGTGGATGGAGATAGAGAGAGAGCGTATGGAGCAACGAAAGGGAGGGCGTATGAAACTCAATGAACAGATTGCACGGCACCTCCGTGCAAGGCTCGATCGAGGGTTCACCTATAAGGAGATCGCTATCGCCATGTCGCAGCGACTCGGTATTCGCATTAGCTCATATCGTATCATCTGTTGGTGCAATGCTTTAGGATATAAACGGAGTGATAAATTTGCACGGCATTTTACGCAGAAATATGGTCGCCAGAGTTTACGACAATTCCATCAAATGGTACAGGACGGCCGCTCATTTGCCGCAATTGGGCGGCATTTCGGATTCACGGGGGAATACGCCGCGAAAATCCACGAGCGGTTATATGGAACGCGGACACGAAGAGGAGATGTGCCCGTCTGAGAAACCCCAGACGGGCACAGGCAGGAAACACCAGACGAGACACAGGGACCCCACACGGAGCAGAGCATACTCCGCTCAGCAGGCAACAACAAGGGAAACACAATGACTTCTATTGACCCTAGAACTTCTGCTGAGCAGATAATGCTCGACTTCCTCGACCGTTTCCGCGAGGGTGCCGCCCTCGCCTTTCCTTGGCAGAAGAATGGCGTCCTCATTCGGACCATACCAACCTCGTATGACCTTCAATGGCCCATCTGCCCCATTATTGCGCAGTACTGGCATGAAGGGGGCAGTATATGGATCAGTAACAATCATGTCTATTCGGCCTTCATAGATATCATTCATAGCGACACAAGCGACGTTTACGTCGCTGCACGCATGATTATCCGTGCAGCAGATCGCGCCGATAGCGTTTGGCCGACGATGTACGCGTATCGGCAACTACTACTGACCGCATGTCGCATCACACCAGTCGGAGATACCCCAAATGACCGATCATGACCTCTTACAAGAGCTCGACAATGTTGCTATCCCACTCACAGATTGGGAGATCGACTTTCTCGAATCGACCCTCCGTCACGGGGAGAGGTGGAGGGCCACACCAAAACAACGGGTCGTTCTCCATCGGATGGCCGACAAATATCTCGATCCCGCGCTCGTTGCTGAATGGCTCAGCCAACAGCGGCTGTTTACACCCTAAGGAGGTCTCCATGAAATCTATTACAGCAACCAATGTCGATGGGGTGGCAAATTGGTGACGGTCCGTCACGGGGAGACGTGGAGGGCTACGCCGAAACAGCAGTTGACGATGACGGCGGATGCCGCGCTCGTGTCATCCATCCTGGAGCCCTCCAACGCTTAGGCCTGTCGTGAGAGCCGCGCGGCATAGTCGGCAGGTACCAGACTGAGGACGATCCGGAAGATCTCGGGAAACGCTCGGCGGATGTTCCGGATCCGCCCGACAGCTTCCCCCGGAAATGTGAAAGGCGGTCCATTCCGAATCCGCGCCCGATCAACATCATACATGGCCGGATACGGTAACCCATGCAGGTCAATGTACGCCCAGATCTCGGGGTTCTTCCACCAGCCGACCGGTGCCCCCACCCACCGCCTATCCGAGGCGCGCTGGTACAGGAGGCCATGGGTGTGAAAAAGGATTTCACGATGGATACCCTCTCGATGCGGCTCTTTGACTCCACGCAAGCCCCAAAGGAGTCCGCGCCACTGCGGCTGCTCGTGGTGAAACCGCTCCGTCGTTTCGGCACACGTCGACCAGCCCTGGTGATGGCCAGAGCGCTGTTGCAAGACTAGGCGGTCATAATGACTCGGGACCGCCGGAACCTCGATCACGGACAAGTCATGCTCGGCACGCAGCACCTCTTTGAGTTGCAAACAGTCGGGCCAGTCGCCCAACGGCCCAAGAGCCACAAACACGGCCGGAATCGGCGCCACCTGTTGCGCCAGATGCCAAGTCACGAGACTATCCTTGCCAAAGGAGAGAGCGACATAACCGTGACCCTCTACCTTGTCCCACCAGTCGGCAATCAGTGCCACCGCCGCCGAGGTCTTACACTCAATGACCCGCCGATACGGCAGGGCACGCGCCGGTTGACCATAATGCACCTGCCCTATGATGCCCAGGGCGGCCCAGTCAGCGAGGGTACACGGCAAGGCAACCATAGATCGCGTCTCCAATAGGGAGGCGTCCACCCGCTCAGGACACCAGTCACTGTGGTCGTCGGTGTAGGCCGCCAGACCTCGTCGGTGTCGTCAGGGGCCAGCGGCCCGTCATGCGGCTCCACGGTCCATCCCAGGATACGTCCGTAGCCCTGGGCACAATCTTTCCCGATCCCCTGAAGATACGGCAGCAAGCGCGCAAGCTCCCCGGCATGCCCCAGACACAGGCACTCCCAATACTCCGCCACCTGATAGGGCTCAGGAATGCGGTAATTCATGTACTGCCCTGCCGCGGTGGAGGGCTGCCGGCGTGGGCGGCGCTGCCCAAGCGCCGGGCGGATCGCCAGAAGGCTGTATGGATTGTCCTCGGTGCGCTTATGGTAATGCGTCGCACCCTCCGCCCCGCCTACCCGGAACAGCGTGGTGGCGTGCCACAGAGGCAGCCCGACATGCTCCGTGTATGCCAGCGGCAGAGGGAGCCAGTAAGGGGACTCCGAGGCGGGGAACACGCCCGTGCCCCAGGTGGCAAGGACCATCGCTTTGGCCAGAAGGCCATCGAAATTGAGCAGATCAAGGCTGACCACCGGCGTCAGCGTCTGCACGGTTACGCGCAGGGGCGTATGCGGCAACGTGGCGCACAGCGCGCCATAGGCATCGAGGGGATCACGATGGGCTAGATCTGGGCGCATAACACCATTCCTGTGCCAAACGTGGCATCTCGGAGACCTGCCGCCAACGCCTCCCGCTCGGTCTCCAGAGAGATGAGATAGTCTGCGGCCTCCTGCGCATAGGGAAGTTCGGCGCGGAGCACTCGACAGACGCCATGTCCCTGCGCATTTTTGGCTCCGAGACACGCCCCGCTGGCGTACCAATCCTGCACGGCCTGCTGCATAGCCCCCTTCGTGCGTGGCGACGTCCAGGGCTGGAAACGGATCTCGACCAGGACCTGTGTGCCGAGGGGCAAAACCTCGTAGCTAAAAATCATCTGGCCACTCGCAGCATCCTTGCCCCCAATCCCGGCCCGTGTGCGGGTCTCCTCGTAGATCGTATCAAGGAGACTTACCTGCGATGTGAGTCCGGCAATCTCCTCGGTAGCCGCATTGTGCTCGCGACAGACGATCCAACTCGCGATGGCCACCTGACTGCGGCTGAACAAGAAACGGTCCACGGCCCCGCCCAGGGCATCCACGAATGGATAGCGGGCGCGCACGGTCGTTTCCAGGAGATCCGCGTTGCTCGGCGTGCTGACTTTGGCCGCCGTGTTGCCGCCGCCAAACAGGAACCGCTCAACGCCCACCGGCACGGCGTCGTGCTGCGGATCCAATCCTAGGGCCTGAAGCAGCCGCACGGCGCCGGGTGCCCGCAGGAGCACATGGCGCAACGCATTCCCACTCAGCGCTGGCAGGAGGACGGCCTGCCGCTCAGGCAGGGCCTGCTGAAACGTAGCACGCTGGGCATCGGAAAGCGTGGGAACGACGGCCTGTTGCAGGGGCCTGGAGGCCCGGGTGGCATAGCGAGGATTGCAGCACTTGACGGACTCGGCGATTTCCCGCCCCCCCATCATGAGGAGCGGCAACGTCTGTCGCAGCGCGTGCATGACTGCCGCCTGTGTCTGGGGCAGCAGCGTGCACAAGGCGAGCAGCGGCGCGTGCCACTCCTCCACCGGATGCGGCAAGCCTAGATGGCGACTCACGACCGCCCACAACTCGCCCAGGGTGGTGCACGAGACCACAGCGTCCCCGAGTCGCGTGCTTAGGTATTGATAGCGTTGCATCCCGCTAAACAGGCCCACGCCCTCGCCATCCTCGCCGCTGTATATCTGGGGGAACAGACTGACGAGCAGGCAGGCGAGCACCTGGGGGCCATCCAGCGCATCAAGAAAGGGCAACACCTGATCACCGACCAGGAAGAGGTTGAGCGTTGCGCTAATGCGAAGGAGGGGGTCACCCGCCAGGCTCGCACTCGCACTCACCGGCAGGAGCGCGAGCTGCCGGTGCAATAAGCTCAAGTTGCTCGGCCCCACGCGATTGGCACCAGCCTCGCCGTGTGCCAAGCTGGTGGTCAACTCCAGGTGGAGCAGTATGCGGTCGGTCTGCGGACGTATCAGCATGCAGGGTCTCCTCAGGAGGTTTTTGCGCCACAATCAGCGCCGGGAGAAACTCCGGCAGATGTCGGACCTGCCGGAGCACCACTTCCAGCGTCTGCAACGGGGCCAAGCCGTGGGCTTTCAGGAGCCTAGGCGTATACAGCGTCTCGGCAATCTGCGCCTTGGCTGCGCCCAACGCATATGCCTGCTCGACGAGCGCGAGGGTTTGTGCCAGGCGCTCCCAGGTGACCCACCGATTGCCACTGACACCGCGAGTCGGATCATGGAGATAGAGCAGGAGCCGTGCCCCCTGCGAGACCCGCGCGTGTGGCCAGACACGTTTTTTGGGGTCTGTCGTCAGGACACAGGCGCGGGGCCTCTCATGCCAGCAACCGGGCGTGCAGAGGAGATCGCGCCAAAGCGGGCGGTCTGCGCTCCGGTGCTCATTGTCGGCAATCAGCGGGAAATAGGTGGTCTCGGCCGTCGCAAAGATCCCTCGATGCCAGTGCTTGGGCCGTTTCCACAGCGCGGTACAATGGCGGCACATGTAAGGCGTGTTGTGGGGAAAGAGGGTGGTGATATTGCTCCCCGTCGTATCGAGCACCGTGGCGCGCGGGTACATACCCGCTGTGGTGACCCCACACACGCCACATTGGCCCGTCGCCGGGCCGGCTGGCGCATCAGGGGCCAAAAAATGACTGATGGGAGGGAGCAGAGACACGGCAGCGCTGACTTGCTGATGCAACGGGCTCATGCCTCAGTCTCCCCCGCGAGCGCCGCCATGGGCAGATCAAACCCGAGCAGATCATCGGCGCTGACGCGCAATACCTGGCAAAGCCGGTAGAGCGTCGTCGCACGCAAGCCAGGCTTATGGCCACATTCCAGCTCATTATAATTGCCCAGATTCAGTGCCGCAAACAGCGCGACCTGGGTCTGTGTCAGGCCCGCTCGCTCCCGAGCGGCGCGCAATCGCGCCGCGAATTGCCGCATATCCAGATTCGAGAAAATCTCTATCTCACTCATTACTCATCGTCACCTCCTACACAAGTCTAGCATTTTTTTTCGGCAAAAACATGTACATTCCTCACCTGGCGTGCTATACTGAGAGCCGTTGCTGTTCGCCCGGACAGCAACGGCTGTTCATCACGGCGCGGCAACAGAGGCATCTGGCGGAACTAACCTACCCGCACGCCGCGCCGCCACTCCCGCACACCAGGTTCGCGTGGAGGTCACGATGGAAATCCGCGACCGCCGTGAAGCTCATTGGTTTTGGATCCATGATATCATCGTTGATATCTATGGCCCACAGATTGGGGCCTATGGCATTGCCGTCTATGCCGCCCTCGCTCGTTATGCGGATCGCGAGGGCCATGCAACACCGTCGCTGACCACTCTGGCCCGCACACTGCATATCTCACGCAACACCATTCTCAAAACTCTTGAAACTTTAACCGTACACCACCTTCTTGCCAAAAGCCAACGTGTCGCTAGAGCGGGACATCATGAAGAAAACATCTATACCTTATTATCGCTCCCCTTGAGCACAACCCTTGAGAAAATGGATGAACTTTCTCTTCGTAGTACACCAGATGTACCACCTAGTATAAACACTACTAGTGCATCTGGTGAACTACGTAGTGCACCACGTGAACCACCTAGTGCATCTGGTGAACTACGTAGTGCACCACGTGAACTCTTTCTAGAGAATTCTTCTAGAGAAGATCTTCTAGAAAAAGAAGAAAACTCCTTCACTACGTTCAGGAGTTTAGGCGGAGATGAAAGGCACGAACCTTTCATTCCGCCTATCCCTTCAGACTCTACGCCTATGCTACCCCTGATGAAAATGCCTGAACCGCACTACCCCCGCACCACTCGCCGCCCTTCATTGAACCCACTTCCCCAAGATGATTGGCTCCGAGCCCTTCTACTCGACTATACATTGCTCGATTTCGACGCGCTTAATGATGCGGACTGGTGGATAGATATTTCACAAGCCCTTGCTGGTGTCTTTGGTCAACCCTGGCTCAACGCGGAGTTTGGCAAACTCTCGGCCTACCTCCGTGAGAATCCCCGCAAACGTCCCGCAAGTCCCGGAGGGTGGAAACGCTTTGTTCGCGGGTGGCTCCACCGTAACTACGAATACCAAAGGAGACAGACTCATGCCTCAACGCACCGACAATAATCACGCCGTAGGATCGACGCTGAGTATACCAGACGACTGTCTGCTGTGTATCAAAACACCAGAGACGCTCAGTCCCGCCGGCGCGCGCGCACGACACGCTCATTATCTCGCGCTCGCTGAACAGAAAGGTGTCCCAGCCTTAGAAGCCCATCTGACCACCTATCTGCATCGGTGGTTACCGAACGATCCCGAGCGTGCGCGCGAGACGATTCGCAGCGTCCTGAGTTGGGTCTACGAGCAAATCAGCACCTATAGCGGCATGGCCGATGCCACTACGGGGGCCCTACTCAGTTGGGCCGAAGGACGACGACAGGGTATCCAGGCGATGCACGCGGCGTATGACAAGATCGCTCAACGTGCGGAGGAGGAACGGCAACAACGCGCCCAGGGCCTCGCGGTAGGGACTGCCCTCACTCAGGCGGCCAAGGCAGAGCAATCACCCTGGGCATCGGGGCATATCGAACTGTTCTTCGCCATCCAACACCTCCCTCCGGAAGAACAAGACCGCCGTGCGGCCGAGGTCTGTCGACTTCATGCCACGCGCTATCCGCAGGATCGGGAGGACTGGCTTGCGGAAGCCGCCTGGTACGAGGCCGGCGCCCCGCTGCATGCGCCGCCGCTCTTCCGGTCCATGACCCCAGGGCGGGCGGTCCCTACGATGGGCGCTGACGGGATGGCCGATCAAAAGCGGCGGGCCGCCAACGATAATGCGCCTCCCTTCTAGGCGAGGAGAACGAGCATGCTGACGCCTGACATCCAGATTATCCTTTATCAAACATGGGATTATATCTGTCGTCGTGTTCGCCACGGGGCGGTTGCCATCTATGACACATCCGCTTGGCGCGAGGCCACAGCGGCGGTCGATACGGCCGCACTCAGCGGCGATGTAGAAGCGACGAAAGTGGCCTGCCGCCACTGGTGGGGGCTGCTTCAGGAGCGACAGAATGTTACGTAGACTGCTCTTCTTTGCGCAGTTGGTCGGCCGGCACCATGGTACGGTACAGGGAAGAGTGGTCCGCGTCTCGGTGCGGACGGCCTGGGATATTGCGAGGATTGTCTGTCGTAGGGCTCCTCATACTCGCTATCCTACCAACGAAGATCCTCATGAGAGGCTGTATAGGTAGGGATGACCATGCTTAGGAGGATACTCATGACGCAAGATCAATGGGGACACGAATGCTCATATTATTGTCAGGATGGCGTGCATGCGTATAAAGTCGCGACGGATCCCACAGTAACCAGGGATGAACTCCTGCAGACGATCACCCTGGCTTTCCCAGACTGGTATGTGTTGGATGCGATTCAGGCTCGCGAGGCACCCGCGCCTCTGGGGCGATGGCTAGATCAGCTTATATATCAGGTGTCGCCGGACGGGACGCTATATGAGGAACCCTTACTTCGCAACCATACACAGCCCTGGTTGGTGCTGGTACGGCATAGAGAGGAGTATTGCTGATGTCCGCTCCGCTCACGCTTCGCCGCTGCTCGTATAGTCGCAATCCCTGGCGCCTCGGCCAGGTCGATGCTACCGGCACGTTTCGGGAACTGCCGCTGCCCATTTTCGGCTGAAGCGGGAGGCTCTCCCATGGCTCGAGCGGCTCACCCAGGCGACAGATTGGACGTGTCCCCAGGAGGAGTGGACTGATGAGTAATTCGAGGCCGTCTATACTCTACGCCAGTAGTTGCCTGGCGTACAGGAGTACGCCGCCGTGGTGGCGCATGAACGGGCACAAGTCGTCCAGGGCCGGTGATAATGAGGAGGCGAGGGGAAGGAGACGTGATCCTGGGTAGCGGCAGCATATCGTCCAACTTCAAGCTATTCGACGGAGAAGGAAAATCTATGTTTTTTGCTCTCCTCATGCTCCTCGTGATATTCGGGAGTGTCGGTTTGCTGACGTGTCTGCTCATTGTTGGAGCAACACGTTGTCCGCGACTGCCAGCACCCGCCGTCTGGGTAGGATGGCAACCTCGTGTTGGTGGTTCACCCCCCGTGGGGTTGTGGAATGTGACGCACGATATTCCAGGACATCCACGACATTCAACGGTAAGCACGACAACGCTGGAAGCGCTAGGGTATTGCGTGGTAGAACCACAATAAGGACAACACTATGGGAGGCATAGATGATCGTCTATCGACAGTATGTGCGGTTGCAATCGAGAGACCGAGAGATCGGACAAATAATCGATCAATCGGAAACCTCACAACAGTATGTACATCTTGCCGCCGTACGTCGTACCGTTGTGGGGACTGTCGAAACCTATTGTCCTGGCAGACTTGGGCATGGGCTTACAGCGCCTAGCATTGAAAAACTGTTAGCGCGCTATAAGGCTCTGCGCTTTTCGATCCCTTTTTAACGAGGAACTATGAGGACAACAATCATGACAAACATCCGTTGGACACATTGTATCTGGAATCCTTTCAATGGACTTCTATGGCTTGCGGACGCTGCTGATGGGCCAGGCTATCGACTGATGGGCGGGCATGGCTGCGAGGGCATGCCGTGGGTCTGGGTGGGTGTCAGCATCGAAAATCAGGCTACGGCTGATGCCCGCATGCCCTGGTTGTTGCAGACGCCGGCCGCGATACACTTTGTCAGTTATGAGCCGTTGGATGCAGTTGATTTTCGTTTCGATATTGATGGAGTCCCTCATGGACAGTATGGCGAACCGCTTGGTTTGTGTGGTTCTTACTGTGATATAGCCGTTGGCCATGTGGATCATCACACCCGGCTCGACTTGGTCATTATGGGCGGCGAAAGTGGTCCCAACGCTCGCCCATGTAACATTTCTTGGCTCCGCAGCGTCGTGCAGCAGTGTCAGGCAGCGCGTGTACCCGTGTTTGTCAAACAGTTGGGGAACTGTAGCGTCGGAGAATGTATAGTCTTAGATGATTCGCATGAGCCAGTGGTGTGTAATGTCCTGTATCACTGGCGTGATCGTAACGGGAGTGATCCACACGAGTGGCCGTACGACCTGCGCGTACAGGAGTTTCCTCATGAATATGTCTAGGAGGGCTTTTCGATGATCTTGCCGAGCTACATGCAGGCTTGGAGAGCATGCTTATCGCGGCGGGCTGGGTTTGTGAGAGTCCGGAGGCTGTACCCTATCACTGGTGTGGCGGACACATTGTGAGGGCCATCCTGGTACACAACCGCTGCTTAAACTAGGCTACGGGTTGCTGACAGAGACGGAACAGATTACAGCCACCCCCTATGACAAGGAGTAGGATGAATGGCCGGTCGAACCGAAATGGCTACAAACAACGTATTTGAGCCACTCTTCCCGTTGAATAAGCGTCATGCCTATCTAACTAGGAAGTTGGCAAATGGCCAAATACTCGACGTGATCCACCTCACGTTTGGAAGAGCGCGCATCACAGTAAGCGAGAGTCTAGATGATTTCGGCACCGTGGATGAGTGGTGATACAATGACCCCTACGTCGCTCTGGCAGCGGCGCTGGCCTATGAAGGGGAAGGGGAACCACACTTGTGGAATCGACACCCACGCACAAAGCGCTATCGGCCTAATGGCCATGTCGATTCAGAATACACAACAAGATGAGCCATTCGCCTTTGGGGCTGCGTTGCATCGTGCGCCCGGCCTCAACAATTGGCGCTGTCTGGTTGTGGACTGACGATCAGATGATGGAGTGACCGCAGAAGGAGACGTGATGCGGAGACGCATGGATGAGCTGTCATGGAGTAGTTCCACGAGGGCTTTCTCCGGGGTGGCATACGTGGCGCAGAGGGGCATCAAGCCCACCGTGAGCGTCTATGGCTGTCGCCACATTGCTTGCGATTGGTCGAGAGTCCACAATTAGGATTCTGGGAGGAGAAACAATGAGCCCCGGTCTGCATTGGAGCGATGCCGAGTATACAGCCTGGTTAGCGCGCATTCCCCGGCCAACGCTCCTCGAGACCTCGCTGCCTGTGACACAGACTGAAGTGCAGTTGCTGAATGAAGTGCTTGCACTCGCCAAATCTTACGGCTGGCTGGCGTACCACACGCATGATTCGCGTCGCAGCCCTGAGGGGTTCCCCGACCTTGTGTTAACCAATGGCACAAGCGTGCTGTTTGTCGAGCTGAAAACGGCGACCGGTAAGCTAACTGCGGCGCAGGCGCGCTGGCTGACCTTGTTGGAACATGCAGGACAAGAGTGCGCAGTGTGGCGGCCTAGCGACTGGCCAGCCATTGTGACTCGTTTATCGAAAATATGATTGAAGGAGACACAATATGACGGGACAGCAACGCACGGCGCTTCTGCATTATTGTTATCTGGCATGTGAGACGATGCATCCTCGTTTCCACCGGCAGATCAATGGTTTCAGTATTATTGTGACAGTCGATGCCGGTTATGAATGATTAGAAGCAGGTTTTGGGGGGCCAGTCTGGCACGCCTCAGTTGCTCGGCTAGGACATTTACGCACACACCCGGCATTGATAGAAACAGCCGTGTATGATGCTCTACGTGATGTAGGAGATACTACGTTAGGCGAATGGATCGAGCGACGGCCGCTTGCAGTCCATCTGCGGCGCCGTCTGACGTTGACGGAAGCTTCGTCTGTCGGTCCCGTACTCGATATACGCGGCACGCCAGAGGCAAGAACGCGGTGGGAACTGGTCAGGCGCTATCTGCCATCACAATGGCAGGAACTATATGCGTTGTGATTTTTTCCTAGGAGTATAGTATGCACGCGAGTTATCACGATATTCTCAGTCGTATCAGTGATCCTCCATTGTGGTGGGATCAAAATGGGGTGCCACGATTTGACCCATTTCAGCCATGTTTGTGTCCTGATATTTATGCCGAGGTGGTTGTGTTACTGGAAATTGCTTGCCAAGACTGCGAAGAACATTTTTGTGTGGAAATGCATTATGGTATTTTTACCCCTATGAGTGATACGCGACATCCCAAGATGTTGCATTATGGAGATCCTCCACGGCATGGTCCTCATTGTATTGGAGAGACCATGAATTGTGATGATCTGAGGGTGTTAGAGGTGTGGAAGCGTGGTTCTTCCCTCAATGGCTGGGATCGATGTGTAGATCTCGAAGGGGATAGTGATCAACGAATAGAGAGGCCATTGTTATGAATAGACCGATAGCACGTCCGATAATAGTCTGTCTTTGTGGCTCGACACGGTTCGGCGATGCCTTTCGTCGGGCGAACCTTGAACAAACGTTGCTGGGGAGGATTGTTTTGACGGTAGGTTGTGATACGCAGAGTGATGATGTTCTCCATTTTTCTCCGGCCGTCAAAGATCAATTGGATGAACTCCATAAACGGAAGATTGACCTCGCGGATGAGATCCTTGTGCTGAATGTCTATGGATATATTGGCGAATCCACAAGGAGCGAGATTCACTATGCACAGGTCCATAAAAAACCCGTGCGATATTTAGAGCCCTTGGCAGAAGGATCTGAGGAACTTAGAGCCGAATATGAGGGAGAAACAAATACGTGATTCCCTACAACCGCCCCTCTTATGCTGAACGGAAGACCGCTAGCTTGTGTCCAAACCATAAAAATATCCCCGCAGTTCCATGGTATGTAAACTGTGTCGTCTGTCTAAAAAGGGCACGAGACCGAGTCTATGCCAATCGATTCAAGCCAGGGCCTCTAACGCCATCGTTCCAGATCGCCTGCTGTGGGGCCTGGCATGATATCACGGCAATGCCGTGGACGTGTCCACACTGTGGTCGATTCTTTGGGCTCCAGGAGACGTTATGCCAGCGCTACCATTGAGATATGTGGGTCTTTTTAGTGGCATTGGTGGCTTCGAGGAAGCGTTCCGGCGTGCTGGTGCTCACCTGATAGGTCTCTGCGAGATTGAGATGCAGGCACGAAGCGTCTTGCGACGCCATTTCCCAGGCGTGGAGATTGTCAACGATGTCAGATCAATCACAGCCAAAACCTTTGGCAGAAGACCAATTGACCTTCTTACCGGTGGATTTCCCTGCCAGGATCTCTCAATGGCTGGACGCCGCGCGGGACTGGCTGGCGAGCGGTCAGGGCTCTGGTTCGAGTTTGTACGGACTGTTGGCCTGTATCACCCGCGATGGGTTGTCATCGAGAATGTCCCCGGTCTTCTATCCAGCGCCGGCGGACGAGACTTTGCCACCATCCTTCGCGGGCTGGTCGAACTCGGGTATTGCGTCGCCTGGCGGGTGCTTGACGCTCAATTCGATGGTGTACCACAGCGGCGCCAGCGTGTCTTCCTTGTCGCAAGTCTTGGAAACGGTGGCGCCGTCGAAATACTCTTTGAGCGCGACGGCAGCGCGTGGAATCCTCCGCCGCGCCGTGAAGAGGGGGCGAGCGTTGCCGCCCTTACTGCAAATGGCGTTGGAACATGTGGCGCAGATGACAATCAAGCCCAGGCCGGACATCTTGTAGTCACTACTTGGGATGAGCGCAATGTGATCAATCTTGCCAAAGCAGGTGGCGGACTCGGAACAGACTTTGATTGTGGAGGAGGACTCATCACGTTTGGCGGGAACAACACCAATGGCCCGCTTGACGTGAGCACTGCCTGCAATGCCCATCACGGGCGGCTCGATTTCGAGAGTGAGACATTCGTGGTGCACCCACATATTGCACACGCGCTCACCGCTGAAGGGGCAGACGCCAGCGAGGACGGCACAGGGAGAGGAACACCCATTGTCGCGTTTTCCTCGAAAGACGCTGGCCAGGATAGCCAGGAAAACATTGCGCCGACGCTGCGAGCGATGAACTTTGATACAAGCCACATCAATCGTGGCGGACAGGTGGCGGTTGTTTGCCCAATAGGGAGAACGTTCGGAATCCGGCGCCTGACACCGGGGGAATGTGAGCGGCTCCAGGGCTATCCAAAAAACTGGACCGCCTATGGTGACGATGGCCGGGCAATCAGCGATAGCGCACGCTATCGCCTGCTGGGCAACAGCGTCTGTCTCCCCGTAGTGGAGTGGATTGCCCAACGCATTGTTGCATACTCATGATAGGGGATATTCTATGAATCAACATCCTCCTGCAGATGACCCCTTCTACCTCCTTGCTATCCATATTCTGGACCGCGTATTGATGCGTCAGCGGTTGCTGGATCTTCGTAGCCGGACCGCGACGCAACGGGTGCGGAAGCCGTCGTCCGAACGTCCGACGCGACCATTATCTCGTAAAACGAAGACACCCTGGCGGCAGCGACGCGCGGCCGCACGATGGACGGCGGAAGAGATTGCGGCCGCCCAACGCGAAGCGGAGGCGGTGGGTCAGCGTATTGGCTGGTTAGACGCCGATGAAAAATCTCATTGACGTAGGGTTCCACTCCCAGCGGCCACACGGGATACCCGTGCCCCGAGCTGTTCTTTCGACTCTGGGGTTAGTGAAATGGCCATAGAGCGGGGCTGGGGTGAACCGAGGAAGGAGATCGATTGGTATGGAAGAATCTTCATCATTCATTTCTACGTCGAGAAATCTGGTTCCCCTGTCGAAGGAAGTGCGGCGAGCTCGTCAGCCGCTTGCACCTGCGGACCGTGTTGGTGTATTGCAGGACCGTCCGCACACAGATGTGGGGAAAGTGCGGGTTCCCCGAGTCGCCAAATATCCTGTGGTCACATTGTCGGCCTGGACGGAGAAACGGATTTAGCTATGCTGCTGTACAGTCAACTCTACACCCCCCAGGATGTCCACGATGCCTTTGAGGCGTTCGGGGCTAATTGTGGTCCTTGTGCTCTAGCCGCTATTCTCCAGCGCCCGGTGATGACGTTACGCCCGCTACTGGAGGGCTTCGAGCGCCGAGGCTATATGAACCCGTCGCAATTATTGGCCGCGCTCGAAGCGGCTCACGCCTCCTATCGCCGCACCCCCGCGGCCATGCCGGACTATGGCCTGGCCTTTCTGCAATGGACCGGTCCCTGGTGTCAGTCGCGCGACGCCATGAATGTCCGCTGGGCCTATCGGCAGACCCACACCGTCGGCGTCGCGTTGACGGCCGAGCACGGGATGATGTTCTACGACTGTAATGCCAAGGTTAATCACGTCTCACAAGGCGGCTGGGTTCCTCAGCAGTGGTGGGAAACTGAAGTACGCCCGTGTATTACTGAGACGATCCCGCGAGCCGATGGCGCGTACTTCATCCGCTGGGCGGTCCGAGTATTGCCGTATGGGCGATAATGATGACTTGGTATTTCAGACAATGAGAGGAAAGGATACAGCAATGGAACGAAAACTGTGGAGTAGTATACTTGGACTCGGGCTTCTCGTGAGCATCCTCCAAATCCCTGCTTATGCTCTCTCTGTCAAGCTCGCATGGGATACGTATGTACAAGGAGCGGACTTGGCCATTGGTGTCCATGTCTATCGCTTAAATGCGACGTGTCCTATCGGAGTCCCTGCCAATTTCCCCCGGTTGACACCAACGCCGTTGCCGATCACCTCGAGTGACTATACGGATAGTGCCGTGACGCTGAATGGGATCTATTGCTGGTACGTGACTGCCGTTGATGCGGCTGGAATGGAGAGTGTGCCGTCGAATACGGTCATGTTTCAACTGCGACAACCGGACAAGATCCAAAATTTGCGTGGTACGCTCCAACCGTAGAGGCCACTGGTGGGCAGTCCCTGCATTTGGTGACTGGCCGTAAGAAGGAGAGAACCGTGTTTGCTATGGTATTGTGCTTTGTGGGTTTCGGATTGCTGTTTCTGGCCGAAGGCGGGGACGCGGCCCCAGACCTTCGTATCTGTCATCTGGCCTCAGGGCAGGCGCTGCTTACGAATCAGGAATGTCCTTCTGGCACTGTTCTTGGAGTAGTGCATACCCCATTACCTGAGCGGCCTGCACCACCCCCGCCAGTTGTGGTTATAGCGCCTCAGCCTCTCTTATGGACGCATTGGCCTACTCTATGGCCTTGGCACACTTATGGGGGGTATCCATGGCGTCGTTAACACAGATTGTGGTATTAAACCCACAGGATGCTCCTTGTGGGATACGTATTCCACACTTGCTTGATATGACACTGACGCCGTTTGTAGGTTCATTGACTCTCATCGACAGTCTTGCTGCGCGGGCGTTGATGCAACTGCATATGCGGTGGCCGTTGGCGGGATGTACGATCATGGGCGATGGGACAGCATTGCCCCGAGTGATTTCGGTAGGGCGACACTAGGATTTACACAGTGTTTATTTCTTAGCAGTACACGTCGTTCGCTTGTGCGGGCGGGGGCGTTGGCTGCACTGCATACCCCTCTTGTTGCAGGGTGGCCTCCTGATAAAAGGACGCGCCACAACCTACACAGGTATGCCATTGTGCCGCAGGCACACGGCGTCTCATTGTGCCATCGCGATTATACCGCTCAATTGGCACCGTGCGAGTCGTCGTGATGGGATGTAGACATCGATTTTCGATATTCACGGCATGCTCCCTCATGAACGGGCAACGGGCTGTCCCTGATGGCGCACGAGGAGATCGAGCTGCCGCACTTCGATGCGAAATACTAGCCCACAGTGTGACGCCCCGCTTCCGCCAGGGGCATAACCCACGGTCACGGTGTGGCCGCAGCCAGGACAGCGTACCCGCGTGATAGGACCGACATCCACAACACGGGTTTCCTTGGTAGGGGTAGGTGCTCGTACAAGCGTAATTTTCTCCTCATAGTCGCATGTGCTTATAGACTGCATAATGTCCCTTCTTGAAGAGATAATCTTCCCCGTGGATCTACCTGTATACTCCCACATTGCACTTCGAGTAATAGCGTCGTGAGGGTTTCAAATTCACTATACCCTTGGCGCTGCAATATGTCGAGAACTATCCAGGCGGGGAGGCGTCCTCGTGTCAATGCGATATGGAGCGCAGTCGTCACAGGTGGCATAAGGGGCCCTCTAGGGCAGGTGGAAGCCTGCGGTCTCCCCAAATGTGCTTGTGTGATCACCTGTGCCGTTGGCGAATATCCAGACGCCCTCGCCCACACTGCTCGTCAATGGACTGCTGGTGTCCGTATAGGTGAGTACCGTGGGCAGTGTAGGTTGGGCTGGTAAGACGAAACCGGTCGCATACCGACCAGTGAGTGCCACGCCGCCGAGTGCGGTCAGATCGACGCGCCATTCAAGTTCGATGCATACGATGGTTCCCAGCACAATATTGCCGGTTGCATAGGTCGCAAGCACTACGCCGCCGGTGGGCGCCGCGAGGCCAGCGCTGTACTTCACAAGGCGCAGGCTATCGATGGTGCCCCCGGTTGTGCTGGTGCGAAGTGCGAGGGCATAGCAGGCCCCGACGCCCGCCGTCAGGTCTGCCTGGGAGGCAAGGCAGTAGAGGCCCATGCCATGATCTGTAGTTGCGGTATGTGTGTCCAGGCGGTAGGCGGTGCGCATACGGCCACGGGTCCAGCCATGAGACCAGGTGATGAGGGCACCATGGGCGCTAATGTTGCTGGTGCCCACGGCGTTGCGGGCGATACGCAGCGCACTGGTGCCGAGAATGGGGTTACTGGCACTGAGCGCGGCAGACATACCCACGTCAGTGACGTAGAAGGTCCAGGCGCTGTTAGCGGCGAGGGCGACAGAGGGCATTCCAGCACCTTATTGCCATTGATAAATGTTGTGATTATCTTGGACATTACGTCCAAGATTTGCTGAAAAAGGACTTGTGGTACCAACACGATATATCCAGGCTGGCCCTTCCCCTACGCTGGTACTGAGTGGGCTAGAAGTATCTGTATAATTGAGTCGCAAGGTGAGATCAGTAAAATTCAGCGTTGTACCAGCAAAAAGAGCAATAGAGGTACCACCATATTGCGTGGCATCAGAAGCCCAATGTATTTCCATCGCATATGGCGTTGCTGTTGTGGGGAGTGGCCCAGTTACTGAGGATGCAATGATGGCAAGATTACGCATTCCCGTAGTTGTTTTAAGGAGGGCCCATTGCAACGTATCTCCGCCAAGGATATAACAACTACCGCTGGTATCTGTTACGTTCGCCGTACTCATAAAGAGCACTATACCCTGATACTGATTAGTAGTGGCTAGATCCTGACGTTGCAGGAAACGTATACGCCCTTTCGTCAAGCCCCGTGTGTATGTACTACTCAACCGGGCCGTTGCTCCATAATAACCTATGGTGCTATAAGTACTGCTAACAGCATCGCCGTTATAATAGAGGCTCCCAAATCCCCGAATGCTGCCCACAGTCTCTTTTACCGTTAACGTACTACCAGAGGGGATTGTTGAGGTTGTGATTTCCCAATTGGTTAATCCCATAACTCAAGTCTCCCACGTCTCACGCAGAATCAACAGTTCGAGGATGCCTGGTTCCCAATCCTCACTAATAATCAATGTCTCCTGGATTGTCGGGTCCCACGGATCACCAGCAATCGGTGCAGGATCAACGCCGGGTGGTAAGGGATTGGCTCCAGAGGTCACGGTGCCCCAATGTTCAACCCACGCATGCCAATAGGGATGATCCAACTCCTGAGTCACTACCTCACTATGCGGTCCCCGGTTAGTGGTTGCGACAATCTCGAACGTCTGCACCTGTGCGGGCACCAGGTCATGCATCACGGTAATCGCGTCCGTGACATCGCGTTGCCACGCCTGTGACCAGGTGCTAAAGTGCACCACATGCCGCCGTTGCGTATGCCAGATAACCAGGAACTTGAGCAAACGATGAGCCTCAGTGGCACTCCCGATCCAGTCTGCTAGATAATCCAGTCGGTGGCTGATGCCATTGAGTGCTGTCGAGGCCAGCTGACAGAGCACATGGAGTGGGTCAGTGGGATGTGTCGTACCATCCGGCGTGGCCACCACTGCCCCGGCATAGGCGGTTACACTGCTCGCAGTCCCCAGCGTAGGATCACGGCCATACCATACGTAAATGTCGGTATAGACTTCCGATTCTGCAGAGCGCCCAAGCGTCACAGAGTCCGGGGCAATCTCACTGGCGGTAAACGTCTGCAATGGTGGGGTAGACGACTCTAGTGGGATGAGTTGCCCCTCCCCATTGGGTGACTCAATATATCGGCCTTGCGCCTGGTGCGCCATGCGGACGAAGAGATCGAAACTGTTGGTTCCTTCATCCACACTCCCTTGGAAGGTCCAGGCCGTCCGGGCAGCCTTGAACCGTGCCACGCTATCGACGTTGAGGGTGAGGAGGGGTACATAGGTTTGCGCGAGGTATTGGATGACATCGGCAGGATTGGTGAGGGTACCGAACGTCGCCCCATCAATCGCCGGAAGCGTGACATGGCGTTGGAAGGTTCCGTCAAGCGCTTCAAGTTGAAATCGCCGGCGTTGGGCCTGCCAGTTATCGAGTGGGCCGGTAAACAGTACGCGATATTGCTCGTAGGGATAGCCAAGAAATCCTGCGAGAATACGCATGGGCTGATTGTCGAGCTGGTACGAATTGATGAGCCCAGAGTAAAGCGTCGCATTCACAATTTGGATTGTCGCATTACTGACGCGAGGCACATCCCCGGTGAGGAGTTCACGGGTAATATCCGCAATCCCGCCAGGCGCCAGGATCGGAAGATAGCTCCGTCCCTCAAGTGTGATCTCACGGGTGGCGAGATATTGCGAGGCGCCCGGGATTTCTACAAGCCACACGGGTTGCCGACCTAAGGCCAGATGCGGCGAGGCCGTAATGGGTGCACCGGTGGGTGCCCGCATAATCGGGCGTAAGATGCGCCGGCGGCCTGCCCCATCTGTGTCTTTCCGCAAGAGGGAAACAATGCTCATATGGCTACAATTCACGGAAGGTGAGCGAAACACGCCACCCGGTACGCCCGGTCAGCGCTGCGGGAATATGCACGCCGAAGCCCGATGCTCCGTTGGCCTGGAGTGTCCATATCTCGTCTTCCGTGTTGGGCTTCCATTCCCAACCGAGGGTATTCTGGAAGGCCCCTTCCCATCGAATCGTACGTGCCCCCCCGCCTTCAGCACTGGCGTTGACGCCGCACGTCCCGGCAGCGCCTGCGGTTCCGCCGACAATTTGCGAGGTAGACCAGCCATCATGTGCGCGTGGGGTGGCACTTGTAAGCGTGGGGAAAGCGCTGACCTGGGTGCTGAGTTGGACCGGGACCATCTCAATTGTTGTCGTCCCGGTCTGCGCTAGATAACACCGCAGGACTTGTAACGATTGAGTCGCACTCGCATGGAGAAACACCACGGTACATGCCGCGTTGACCAACGTGAGTGCACCCCCGGAATTAATGGTGTAGACACCAGCCATAATCTTAAATCTCCACGCGAAAGAAAAAGCTAATACGAAAGAGCCCCGCCGTATATTGCGTAGGCTGATGACTGAGCGGCCCCCACCAGCGCCCGGTAAAAGTCGTCGCGTCCTCTAGGGTGAGCGTAATGGTGTTGAGCGCCCAGCGTACGCTAGCGTCTTCGAAGAAGGTGCGAAAACTTGCTTCGAGTGTCGTATCCACGCCGAGGAGCTCGACCTGGTACTCCGTCAGTGTGCCGCCTAGCTCAGTGGCCTGCGGTGTCAAGTCTTCAGACTCCTCGAGCACCTGGTTAATCCGGTAGCCTGTCGTCGTCGGGAAAATCCGGCCACGAGGGAATGTCACCGACAATGCATTCTTGGTCAGTGTCAGCGCCATGTTTACAATCCTAGTGCACGTTTCATCTGGTAGGTAAACCGTCCCGCACGAATCGCTTTATCCAGGGCTTCTTCCACGTCACGGCCGAGCTGTTGTGGGGCCCGGCCACCGGCGTCACCCTGGACCTGCACGGTGATTTGGCCAAACGTGACCTGAATCGGGCCGGCCACATCGCGCCCTGGTTGCCCTTGGGGCATGCCACGCGGCACGACCTGCTCGCCCTGGTGGAGTTGGTACCAGGCGGTACGTGGGACGTAGGCGGTGCCGTGCTGGTATGAAGCTGGTCCAGGGCCTAATGGCGGAACATAGGGGACATCAGACGGAGGTCCAGGGAAAGGGCCAGTGGGCGGAGCAACACTCGTGGGGACCAAGAGCCCTACGGCTGCTGCGGCTTCCATCGCGCTGTCACGGATTTTCTTATTATCGTCGACAATCTTATCGGCCATCTTGCCGTAAGCTTTTTCGATTTTGGGAAGGACATCGTTGGTCCAGATATCCTCGAGATTTTGGCCGGTGGCTGCACCTGCCGCTTTGATAATCTCAAAGGCACGCTTGGCCGCGTCGGCCTCGTCTCGCAACATCTTATCGGATTTGGCACCTAAGAAATCGAGCGCGGCGGCTACAGCATCGACCATCGTCATATTCATGGCCATGATCGAGCCTGTCATTCTGCCATAGGCTTGCTGGATGGCTGGTAATACATTGCGGACAAACAGTTCTTGCAGCGCTTCGCCGGTCAGGGTGCCACTCCGCTGGATGGCCTGAAAAGCGGCAATCGCCTTCTCAGCGGCGGCTTTCAGTGCTTGTCCTGTCTGTATTCCGAGTGCGGCGAAGGCCAGGTTGACATCACGAGCCATCGCTACGGAAAGAGCCTGGACATCGGTCGTGTCTCTAGCCCACTGCATCATGAGTTCATGCAGTCTCTTTCCGAGCTGACCAAGGATTTCTAACTGGCCCTTATTGATCCAGTTAAATGCACCGGTGCCAGGGAATTGCCATTGTATTAAGTCTGTATAAAGGCGCCTTTGAGCTGCCTCTAATTCCCTCATTTGCCGCGTAACGGTGGCGATATCCGATCCCATTTTTTCCCAAATGACTGGGGTATTACTCAGCCAGAGTCCCACCGATGCCGCCATGCCAGTAATCGTAAAACTGAGGTCTTTCACTCTGCTAATGTTAAGCGACAGCCCATCACTGAACTTCGTGATGCCGCTCTCCGTGTCTGTGAAGCCCTCTCGGAGGGCATCTATGCGTTCCCTCTCCGATTTCCCCGCTGTCTGGCTTGACTGCTGAATTTGGCGGTAGCCCTCCGCCGCCTGCGCGGCGCCTTTCTCTCTGGCTAGTGCGGCTTGTTGCGCTGCGTTCGCTGCCAACTGCTGATTCCGTACCTCTGTGCTCGTACTGGTATCAGAGGCAATTTCAACGCGCTTATAGGCCAATGCGGTTTGTTGTGCAGCCAGTTCCTTCTGCTGCGCCGCAAAGAGGGCTTGTTTCGCCGCTTCCACGTCCCCTTGTGCCATGCGGACATTGGCATCGATCACCCCGCGACTCGTCACCAACGCGGCTTGTAGCCGACTCTCTGCCGCAGCCACGACCGCCTGCGCGCCCTGCACGACTGCTTGCGCTTCTTCACGCTGCGCCGCAACGAGTCGCAAGGCAGTTTCAGCGGCAACTTGCTTCTGTCGTGCCGCGGCGAGCGCGGCCTCACCGGCCCTGATGTGAGCCAAGGCCGCCTGCTCCACGGCATTCGCTTCCATCTTGGCATTGATCTCAATGAGTCTGGCGTTACGCTCCTCCACTTTGACGGTAAGGTCCGCTTGTACGGCTTGCTTTTGCTTCGCAAGCGCCACTTGCTCAGCAGCAAGGGTCTGTTCCCGTGCACTAAGGACCGCCTGTTTCGCGGTATCGACGGCGGCCTGCGCAATCTTGCGCTCCGCAACAGTCTTGCTCTCGGCGAGCTGGAGCATGACCTGCGCCTCGGCGAGGCGGGCCTGGGCTTCGCCTTCCAGCGCCTGCTTGGCTTGCGCGGCGGCCGCCGCTTGTACCGCGGCGGCCTGGGCTACTTCTTTCGATACGACTCCTGTACTGTTGCGTACCTGCGCCTCCCAGCCACTCCACATGGCGATCAGATCTTGATATGTCTGGGAGCCCGTGCCTTGCGTTTCTCGAATGGTTTTCTCAGTCTGTACAAACGCTTGACGTACTTGTGTATTACTCAGTATGCCGGATTCAGCAAACTCCCCAAGACTGTTGATGACTGTTTTCAGGTTTTTCTGAAGTTCCTCAGTAGGAATGATCTGCCCAATCTCACCAGATTTCTTGATATTATTGAGGGCAGTATTAAAGCCTGTCAGGGTTTTAGTTGACTCATCAAAAGCATTTTTCTGTGCTTCTGCTTTTTTGGCTACTGTGTCCATCTGTGGTATAACCACACCCAATGTTGTGCCAAGATTGGTATACTCTATGGTATTCCCTTCGAGCGTTGGCTTTACATTCTCCAATGCCCGTTTCACTCGCTCACCTCGATCAGTTGTGTCTCTAAATGCATCATCCAATAGTTTGACATTTTCAGCGGCGGCCTTGGCAGCTTCACCCGTTTTTTGTATTTCCGTCGGTAGCACATTGGTCGGCTTAAAAGTAAACAAATTGATGACGGTCTTGGTCAACGTGCGAAGATTTTCTATCAATATCACAGCACCCTGCACAATCGCTGCAAATGCCCCAAGAAACGGCGGGGCAAGTTGCTGTGCTAGTTTATCAAGACTACTCACCAGGGCCGTCCAGGCTTCGCCTGCGGTCTGCGTCTGTTCTTTGACTGCTTTTCCTACCACGCCAGCGGCCTCACCCATTTTCCGTTGGGCCTCAATGAGTGTTTGAAACTGTGGTCCCATCAAGGCCAAGGCAGCGTTGACGCCCTCGGCATCTTGGACAAATTTACGCAGTCGTTCGGAACTACCTCCTGTGACCTGTTGCAGAATACGAATAGCCCCAATAATGCCCTCTTCACTGATCACTTTCTTGATATCAATGCCTAATGCCAAAAATTCTGCACTGTTTTGCGAGAGCTGACGCAGAAGCGATGCGAAGCCGGTCGCAGCCGTGTCAGTACTTTTAAATGTCTGCGACAATGTGGCCATCACTGCGGCGGTATCTTTGAAATTCACGCCCATTGCCGCAGCCAATTGCGTCACCTGGGGCATCGCCTGGGCAAATTGCTGAAGCGTGCCCTGGCCAACTTCGACAGCTTTGAATAATACATCGCTGACTGCGGACGCCTGCTCGACGGGGATTTTATAGGCCGCCATTGTCTTGGTCAGGGCAATCGTTGCGGTGTCAAGATCAGCTAAGCCAGCCTTGGCTAATAGCGCAGACTCCTTGAGAAACGCCACGGCTTTTGCAGGTTCTACTCCCGCAGAGAGTACCTGATATAATCCTTTCGCTAACTCGGTAGCAGAGCCCAAGATTGGCGGTAATTGCAGCAATTCAGTTCGTAATTGTGCCTGCACTTGCGTACTGCCGAGAACAAGCGTATTGACATTGGCCATTGCCTGTTGAAATTGTACGGTGCTACTCATAGCATCCCGAAACCACCCTGCAATTGTCGAAATCCCCTGAAAGCCGAGACCCATCACGGCGCCAGCTTTGGCAAGATCGAGCAACGACACTTGCCACGTTCGACTATCCTGAGTTGCTCCTTTAACAGCCTGACTACTACTCTGCACCGTTTGTTCAAACTGCTTGATACTCGTTGCACCTTGTTGCGTTGCAGTGGCGGTCTGCTGTGTCGCCGTGGTCATAGCCCCCAAGCTGTCTTTGACAGCGGTCACTTGTTGTTGCAACACCCGCAAATTGTCAGCATCGGCCTGGGTGGTTGGACGTAGCTGCCCCATGGTGGCTTCGGCTTTGGCAACGGCCTGCGCGAGCGCCGCCGTATCGGCACTGCTCCGGGCAACCACCGTGGCAAACTGCGTCAGCGCATCCCCAACCGATTTTACGGCCTGCGTCGCTTCTGCCGCGCCTTTCGCCTGTAGTTCGAGCACTACCATCGGCATGGTTATGCCCCCTCACCCGGCTTCAAGGGATCATCCATTTCTGGGAGGAACTCTTCAATAAGATCACGGGATGCCACTGGTGGCATATAATAGAGACAAAGCACCTGTGCAGGAGTCACTCCTTCACCCACTTCCCACCGTTCGCCGGGATACCCGTCGCCATACCGCACAAGTCCAAGAATCGTTGCATCCTCAGGGGTACTCTCATACAGTTCCACCGTAGGTATCCCGTCCTCATAACGCCAAATATGTCCAGCATTATCCATATCGATTCTGATCATACGTCGGGGCCTCCTGTGACGATGTTGGTGCTGATCCCTGCCATTGCGCCAACATCGCCGGATAATGCTGTGTGAGCCAGTCTAATCGGATAAACAATGCCTCACGTGCTGCGGCGCTCTCTGGCAAGGGGACCAGCGCCGCCACCATGGACCAGCCGTGGCGTTGAATCTGTTGGTATAGTTCGACCGCGTGCACATCCGCATAGTCCACTGGCTCACCCGGGCTGGCATCCATCAGGTCCCAGTAGAGACAAGCGGCCAAGCCTCCGGTATCGCAGGGAATGGGGAGTCCGTCGGCACCTCGGCTGTGTCGGCACTCGCCACAGGTAAGCTCGAAGCCGGTACGTCGGCTGGTGAGGGCGAACCGGCGCGAAAGATATCGGGCGAGTTTTTTCTTATCTGTTCCGGATCCTCCTTCCCCATAGACAAGGAGAATATTTGCAGAAGGAGTTCGCTATCCCACTTGGCTACCTCGGCGATAATCCCAGCACGACGTTCCTCGCGAGTCCCTATAGGCACAGGGATCGGATGACCATCAGCGTTCAGTACCTGACCATCTTCCTGCCAACCATCCACGGCGAGTTGAGCGACCCGCAAGACAAACAGATAGTCGTGGAGATCTCCACGCTCGGTTGACGCATGCTTGGCCTTATCCTTTTCTTCCTGTAAAAGGCGATGATAGAAAATCGTCGCTCCTTCGTAGACATGGCTCAATCGTTCTTCCATACTCCGTGAGCGGAAACTCATATAATACTCCTATTCATATATCTATAAGTTCTGATTTGAAGATCATAATATATGCATAGTCCAAATTGTTATGATCTTCGGGTAGCATAATTGTTTGTGTATTAGTGTAAGATTTACTGGAGTCTTTTGAGGAAACTCCAGTTGTTTTTCTCATACTCAAGCGGGGATAGGGACTGTTAGCAACTTCTCCGGCCATAACGTCTTCCTTAGAGCAAGGGATGCAAACTTGCACGGGTATAAAGTTCCACCGCCAGCGCCCCAAGAAAGCGCGTGGTCGGGAACCCCGCGGGGGCAGCACTCGGCACGATAGCCAGGAGTTGCACTGTGTCAGACGGGAGGCCCGCACCCGCCGGTTGGAGTTGTGCATTGCTGACAATGCAACTCGGCAGATAGACGTGCAAACGCCATGGTTGCCCGCTCGTGATCTGTACCTCACTGGTCCATTTCGCATCGGCCATTAAAACCGTATTGGCGCGCCAGCGCGTTTGCCATATATTGGCTGTGTGTCGTGGTAACACAAATGTCACTGTGACTACAGGATAATCTCTGACTCGTTCATATTCCAGTGGCGCTGTGCCGGTATTTAGGCCAGGGGTTGCCTCAAGCTGATTCTCTAGGCGTAACGTCCATGAGTTCACTTTCACCACATCAGCCAGGCCCAGCGGTGTGCCGGTCGAAAACGGGGCAATACGCCATACGAGTTGTGTGGGTAACACCCTTGGTGTGACAAGAGGTAATACTGTTCGCAGTGTCGTAAGAGTATTAATGCTCGAGGTATCACTGAGACTATGCGATACAAGGTCTATGATAAGCGTGACGCCTTGCAGATCACATTGCAGCGTGACAGCACTCACCATCGCGGAAAGCCATTCCCAGACAGTGTCCGTCATATCAACTGCGAACGTGCCGCGGCGGACTTTCCGTTGACCAGGACTCAGTTCACCTCCTAGAAAGCCATCCGCGGTGGCATCCCAGGCCCAGGCAGTACTTAGACCAGGATCAATCTCATAGAGGTGGCGGTAGACGCCAGTGGTCACGAGCTCCGGCATGACAGTCCCACTGATACGTTTCGCCATATAACCTAGCGCACACGCCCATAGTGTCTCCAGCCCTTCATAGGTACATACAAGCGGGACTTGCACGGTCGGTTTGATGCTCATCACATCATAGGCAATGGGACCACGGCCACCGCTCTCTATGGTGGTATACCCCTGCTTGGTTACACCATCATTCGGCTGTACATCCACAATTGGTAACAGTTGGGTGATGGCAGCAGCTACAGTAGCAGGCCATTGTTGAGCCGTGACAATGGCCTCGCGTGTGAAGCCCGCGCGAAGATTCAGACCAAGAGTATCAGCCATATAATGCCCCGCGGCGCTATGCTTTGAGTTCTGGCGTACCCACCGTTAAACCCAAAACGGCCGTATGAGCGTCTATCACGTGAACGACTACGATATCTGTAATGGTTTCTACGCCCTTGCCGAGATCTGCCTCTGCAGATACGAGCATAACGCTGTATCCTGCGTGGTCCCCAGAAACAATCAGGACACTGCGATCATCTCCAACAGGAACCAGCGTACAATTCCCCGTATTTAACGTATAGACCACTGGGCCAGCCAAAGCACCTGGACATCCCTCTAAGGTCTTCGGGATAGCGCTCAGTAGGACTTGTTGTTGTGTAGTCAGATCAATTTCTAGTGGCATGGTTCTTTTAAGTCTATGCTGTTTCGTTCACAATGACAAACGGATTACGCCCAACCAGCGTTACTGAAGGCCCCGCTGCTTCTGTGGTCAGGTTGGTCGTGACAATGATTTTGCTTACTGTCCGACTCACCACAGTGTGTACACCGTTGTTGGCCGCACTGACAAACCCACTGACAAAGAGCTTCGCGCCTGGATACAGCATGGGGAAATCATTCGCGGTCGTATTGAAACTATCATCCGTTGTACTCGCCGAAGTGACTGTGCTGGGACCGTATTTATCTTGTCCGATATGGATAGTTCCAGTGATGGTCTGTGGAATAAACCCAGGACCACTGATCGGACTGGGCGTTGTGACTAGGACAACATTCGGCATGATCCATTCCTGCGAGGCTGTTCCCCCCTCTTTTTTAAAATAGACTCGCAGGGACAACCGTTGCCGTGTGATTTTCCACAATTCATACTGATTCGTACTAAACCTGGACAACGTGAGAGAAAAGATCCCTGCGACGAAGTTGTTCGGGGCGGGCTCGAGTATTCCCCGTTGCCCGCTCACGTGCTGTTCAACCATTGGACGCGTCAGCGTCAGCGTCCCCTCGACAGCTTTAATCTCATCCCCCACACCCAGAGCAGCACTATAAAGGCCCAGACGGGTGTTGAGATCAGGGGCAATTTTTATGCGGGTATCAGTATTGGGGAGGAGTGCTGCCAACTCTGCGGCGGTATTCTGGCCACCATAAATGGTGACCGATTCCCCTGCGGCATCTGTCGTCAAGGTCAACTCACTAATCACAATCTTCGCGGTCGTGCGGGATACCACAATCCCCACCCCGTTGTTACTGGTCGACCCGGTAAACCCTTGAATTGTAATTTTGTCGCCAGCAACAAAGGCGGGGAAAGACGTCGCACTGTCATTAATGGAGTTGTCCGTGCTATCTGCACTGATGGTCCCTGCGGTATACGTAAGAGAGTTAAATGCAATCCCTTGCGCAATGGACGTGCCTGAATAACTGACTCCATCCGGTCCCCAATTGAGAACCAACTGTGGGAGCTTCACGCCCGAGAGTTCCCAGATTGAAACCTGTTTGTCGATGGGCCATGTGAGGGCTTTCCCGACCAGGGAATCCACAAATGTGTACGTATTTGATGCGAGTGATCCGATAAAATGCTTGAGGAGTAGATTATTTTGGGTATACGTGGCGTTGCAACGCCACGTCCCCCGGATATCAAAAAATCCTAATTCAGGGGTGGCCTGGGCAATCTGTCCCTGGAGCGCCATATCCATGAGGTGCTGCACTTCCGGCGTCGCCGCCCATTCGAGATACGGGATACGCTGGGTGGCATTCACCGCAATATTCGGAGTCGTTTCCTCTCCGACTGCACTGACTGCAAGATAGGCTACACCTTCCGCCATGATCGTCACCTTTCCCGGCTAGCAACGCTAGCGCTATGCGAGTGGGCATCGAGCACCGTCCTCATTCGGATAGGCGACGAGCAATTAGGGGTTTTTCTTCATCCCTAGACTTACTTTGAGTACGGCTTTGACCTGCTGTCCACTAAAGTGGAGTTCTAAGCATCCCACCTCATGTTGTCCCATTTCCTTCGCCCACGCCTGTATGAGATCTTGCATGAGTTCCAAACGAGTTTGACCTATAGTAGTAGATGTGACATGCGTTGTAGTATATGACGCCGGCTCACTGGACAACAAGATACTCCTGCACTGGCAATTGATATTCCGTTCGATAGGTCAAAAAGACATCTGCTAACCACACCTCGTGAGCCCACGAGGTTACTGATAACGGTCCTGTGACTTCCGCATATGGCGTGATGGAAAATACCAGGCTAAACGCATTGATGACGGCGGTAATAAGAGCATCGACTAGGGGTGTTGTGATTGTTGGGACCCCTACTGAATAATAGTGCTCAAATTGAATAATATGTTGCTTAATTACGACATAGCCGACCTCCCGTGTGGCCGTACTGGACTGAAAACGTACTGTCCAATAGTCGACGGCCGTCGATGGCCCCATCACGCTGGGAATGCTCCCAGGCGCAGTCGCCACCGGTCGGTAGGTATAGACTCGCTGCACGCCTGGTATGGCTCCCAATTTGGCAACAACGGCAGCGAGAATCGCCAATGTTGCATTGGCGGCGAGTACTGGCGAACCAGCGAAGCCGAGATTCAGCACCCACCCCAGCATTAGCCACCCCCGAGGACCGCACACAAAACGCCCAGCATTGCTCCAATGAGACACCGTCCAACAGAAACCAGCATCAGTGCACGATCAGCCCCAGGACCAACTGGCGGACTGGTTTCAGTCCCGCCCATATTAAGATTTTGGAGCAGAAGAATGGACATGGTCATATTCTCCATTTTGAGCTGCCAATGGGCGGAGTTTGTAGAGTTCTTGCTCCATCCGCAATAATTTCTCAGAGAGATCACAAATTTCCTGCTGTTGATTATTAAGCAGACCATAGAGTACTTTTAAATCCATATGGCTAATTTGCATCTTATACCTTTCGTAATGCTTTGATCTCACGAATGAGTTGTATCAGTAGCGGTTCCAGTGTGTAAAAATGCATAGTAAAAAGGTCGCGAATATCCTCGTCACACTGCGAGAGCATAAACTCTCGCAGTTCTGCCTGCACTGTTGCCTTATTGCGTGAACGAATCGTGATTTCTTCAGCCATTAATTATTCTCCACCGCCAAGGCCGTGATGTACACCGTGCTCACAGCAGCTGAAAGCTGTGCAGTCCAGTTCCCGTTGGCTGTTGCTTGGGGCCATGGCACCCGAAATGGCACAATCGCACCGCCTCCATCAGGAGCAAGATCGATTGAAAACAGCACCGTGCCTGCTGTTGCATCGCGGAAATCCACGCGGACTTCCGTCGCGGCCTCATTGGACATCATGAGCATGACCAGATCACGGAACACCCCAGCACCGCCGGCGGCTATCAAGGTCGTTTCTGTCGTAGAGGTGAGCGAAATTCTCCCGCCCGCCACAATGCGATCCCGCGGAGCAATTGGATAGACTATCGCCTTCCCAAGATCATCCATAAATAAATCCGCCCGGTCGCCCGCGGCGACAGCGGTTGGATTTGTCGTCCTTGCAATCCCACCGATCTTGACGGGATTCCCAGAATCAACACCGTCATGGGCTATATTGCCGACTACCTGGGCATTGAGCGAACTCGCTGTAGCTTGCGATACCGGTACGTTACTCTGATCAGACGAGATAGCTACACTGATACTGTTGGCCATCGTCTGCTGGCCTTCGTTAGGCATGGAATTAATGTTCACAGTGGCGGTATTATCAACGCTCACACTGAGTTGGTTGCTCGCATTAATATTGGCTCCACGCTCATTGCCTGCGGCGTCACGAAGGACCGTGTAGAGGTTACGGTTTAATGACATCCGCAATGCACCACCATCACCCTCATTCACACTATCTGGTGCTGTTTCATCTGCGGTGGCACCCATCATTAAAATGCGATCTGTGCCAGGGGTAAATGCAGCATCATCAACAATCGAGGCGGTACTCTGTGTTGTAAAGGTGCCGGTGCCCGCATTCGCAGTAATAGTGCCATCCACAGTCAGTGATCCGCCATTATCATCTACGCTCAGTACACCAGTCGAATCGTTCGCGATGGTCACACGCAGCGCGGTCCCCTCTACCCCGCCGCCTGTTACAGAGAGTGTCGTATTATCAACGGTCAAACTTCCTGCGCCATCGGTCACGGCAATGGCCCCGGCCGCATCGACGTTGAGGCCCCGCTCATTGCCGGCCGCATCACGCAACGTGACATAGACATTGCGATTGGCTGACATACGAGCGGCCCCAATGTCCCCTTCATTCACAGAATCTGGGGTTACGTCGTCAAACGTAAAGCCCACGGGGAGCACCCGTGAGGAGGCCGGAGAAAAAGCCGCATCATCCACGAGTGACGCGGTATCTTGGGTTGTGAATGTCCCCGTGCCAGCATTGGCGGTAATCGTTCCCGAGACCGTGACCGTGGCCGCAGACGCAGCAATGTTAACGTTTAGGTTGCCAGAGAGGTTATTCGTCCGCAGATCGACTGGCATAGCGTTGGATGTCGAAACAAGTGTGGCACTATCAAGCGCACCAAAAACGACTTTCACCAGTTGGTAATGTGTACCACTAATATCGTCGGTCGCCAGTGTTGCACCACCAACACCAGAATTCAGGGTAATGTTGTCAGCCATACGACATTATCTCCTATCTCCTTATCTTCCTACGCCTGTACGCATCATCTGACCTGTTGGTAAGCCAGCCGGAGGAGGAACGGCGGCCTGGCGCCGAATCACTCGGTGTGGACTACGCGCCCACCACGGCCCCGGTAGACTGGTGGCTTCCCACGGCGAGGCGGGAAAGTTGGTCATGGTGCCGGTATTGCCGTTAATAATGTCTTGCACCGTAGTGCCAGTATTCTCCCAAAACGGCCAAAAATGTGTTGGCCTGCGCACGGCAAGTGGGCCAAGATACTGAACCGCCATCATACCATCCAGGTCCAGATTAACATTCCAGATAGCTATCCAATTAATATGACCAGTGAAAAAATCAGCATAAACTCCGTCCGCCAATTCAAATGTCCCAATCTTGACATCATCCGCGAGACTGCCGGATATAGGCCTACTTGTAGTGTCACTCTCGTTAATAGCCAATGTCAATGTTTCATAATTCCAAGAAAAAAACCGTCGAGCCGTCGCAGAGGCGTTTGCAACACCTATCAACTGCCACTGATTCGCACTTATTGAACCAGTTACAGATAGAGTTCCACTATTATTCGCACCCCATTCTACTTTTCCCGTATCAGTAATCTCTAGATGCCATTCGCCGTTTCCGCTACGAGCCCTATCAACCTGAAAAATACTTTGGTATACACTAACACTACCTGGACGAACCAATGCCATGGCTGTAATGGGATATGCTACAGGAATCCCCGTATTTGCTGCATTGATTCTATCGTCAATCCCATCAAAGAGCAGGGGCATCAACTATTCCTATTGTCGGTCGTGTAGCTTGAAGAACAGAGAGACTTGTAATGCTTTTCCCGTCGCCATATCGGTCTGCGTTTCGGCTGATAGCGTCATTCGCATCGACAGTTGCTTGTGCCAAAGATTTGCTATTAGTAACGTCAATGGTCGCAACATATGTTGATCCATCACTGCGTAAGACGGTGAACTGAAAAAGATAATCCGCCATGGTTATTCTCCTACAAAGACCGCCTGCTGCACAGTCACCATCATGACTCGCTTGCCGTATTTGATTCGCGCCTCGTCCTCGCATTGCTGCATCGCAGCCGCTTCAGCATGAATCATATCAGTTGCTTGAATGGTCAGTGGTAGCGTATGTAAACTCCCGTTGCGTAGAAGGACAAAACCCAGAAAATAAAACGTCTGCACAGCGTCTCCTACGTAGTCGTATACTCCAGCCACACACTCGTGACCTGGGCATCCACAACATTCAGCGTGTCTGCGGCGTTGTCGGCATCACGACCCAACATGACCCAGACGCTATCCCGTGCCGCGGCACTGTCCATCGTGAGAGTGATGGTTGTTTGTTGTAGAGCTTGACTCGTTGTGCCTGCGTTTGTGGTAGTAGTTGCCACGGTATTGAGTGCTTTCGTGTTCGGAACTTCCGTCCCACCCGGCGTCACTGCGGCTACTGCCCCTTTCCACACCACATCTGCGGCACCAGTACCAGAGGCCCGCTTCCAGTTGATGTACAACGTACCACCAGATGCATAGTCCTGGGGCATGCCAAAGGCGAAAAACACATGCTCGTCGGTCGTGCCATCAAAGAGCAGTTCCGTCCCAAACAACACCGGCCCGTTGGTTGGCGCCGTGCCAGTGGATTTGAAAATCTGCGCCTGGGCGAAGACATTCCCTGATGTACCATCTGGCAGGGTCACTTCTCCGGGCCACAGCAGAATCGTTCCTGTTGCCATCGTCTCACTTCATAGTAATCAATGGTTTCTGTCTTCGTCGCTGCACACAAATACTGGCGACTAAAAGGCTCCCTCCGAGGACCATAAGTCCCCGGCCCCACAATCGACGCAAGAGACTCTGTTGATAAAGAGTCAGCCAGCCCCCAAGATAGACAAAATCAAAAATCCCCAAACCTACAAACATAATGAAAAAACAGACGAAAAAAGCAAATAGCCCATTCCGCTGACTGCCAAATACCCATACGAGAAATCCATATAAGACGATCCCCGCCCCGGTGAATATGTCTGAACATAGTTGGAGTAATTCGTTCATTTATTTATTTTGAACCATAACGTAAGCAACTGAAACAAAACTGAAACAATCACCATGCTGGCAATACCAATACCAACAATCTTACTTTGCCACTGCGCACCAACATTTTGTTCTCGCTGCACAGTGTGCAACGTTTCGCGCATCTCACGCGCTAGTTCCTCCACACGTTCCAGACGCGCTTCTATACGTACACGCCATCGGAGCATTTCATCCCGAGCGGTTTCTGCCATGGTGCCTTTCCGGTCTACATGACCGATAACCTCATCAAGAAATAAGACCATCTTGTATTTCCTCTCCTCCGCAAGAGAGATCAACAAGTTTGTGCATTATTCGCTTATGAGCCACCGTTTTGTTACACTTGTTGGACCCCGTGTAACGTCTCTCGTATGTCCCCCACTAACTCTTTAAGACGTTCGAGCCGTCCCTCCACGCGCACACGCCAGCGCACGAGATCATCATGGGCATCATCAGCCATAGAACTCATTGTCCTAATTGCATACGCGCCTTCCAGAGCGTAAGACAATCCAACTCACCTGCTGTAGCATAGATAGCAGCATTGCCATAGGGGGGGAAGGCGGCATTGATCTGTACACAATGCGCGACATGTGCCGCATTTAACGCCTGAATAAATTCCGGCGCAGTAATAGAGGCACAGCCCAGCAGCATCAGACTCCCCAGCAATATACCAACACGACATATCATGAGTTGTCTTTTCCCTGTGTTATCCACTCGCTAACCACCGCGTATATAACGGCCGCCATCGATATAGAATCTGCGCAGGATATTGCCGGTTCTCGGCACAGGCCCATGGTACCCGGGCGGGCGTAGAGCGTCCACACGCCCACTGCACCTCCCCAAAATACCGTGTTGGATCACAAGTTCCAAACTGCCGACAATAGAGGATTTCTCGATTAATCCACCCAGGTCCCCCATTATAGTCAGCGAGGGTAAACCCCCACCGTTCTTCTGCTTGCTGCACGAGGTTGCGATGCTGATAGAGGAATCGATCCCACAACACCAGGGCACGTATTGCCCAGGCCGGCTGTAAGGGACATCCTGCCGCATCAGCGCAAAGGGTCTGCAAAGTGGCAAAGCGTGTCTGTGCGGCACGAGCAGTGCCCGGCGTAAACTGCGCTAGACCGCTCGCATAGCGTGAGCGTGCCGCAGCATGCCACGCCGATTCCTGATGCAATTGCGCAAAAAAGACTGCGACAGGTTGCTGGACCCCCCATGTAAAGTGCACCTCGCGCACCACCTGGGCACGGTAGCGCAATACGCCAGGAGGCATACCGGCGGGGAGCTGCGCCAGCGCCCAGGTAGGCAGACCACACCACAGTGCATACATGATGAGCCATAGACACAAGGCCATTTTAGGACTCCTCCGCATGGTGGAACACGTCTTGATGGAGGAGCCAGACGGCGGTATTACGAAAAATTTGTGCCAGTTCATCACCATAACCAAACCGTTGCTGATTGATCGCAATACTGTTGTGAATGTTTCCATCACTGTGAGGTATTGTAGCGCTCTGCCAATCCACCAGCATCTCTATGAGATCAAGCAGGGTCATCTCACGAATACCATGCTTGAAATGCTCTGGATGATGTCGATTGCTCTCATAGTGATGCAACAACGCCGAACCAAGCTGTTGAAGATTCGCCTGATGCTCTGGCGAGCCATAGGTGAGCCTCTGCAATTTGCCCATCACCGTAGCATAGGTTGACAGTTCCGGTTCCTGCAATTTCGACTGGTCGTGCTGTTCACCCCGACGAAGCAGCTCAATTATGCAGGCATTGAGGTAATTACGCACCGTCTCGCAATGGCGCAAGGTTTTATATTGTGAGCAGAATAACGTCAACTCATCGCAATTATTAGAGACCAAGGCTCACCCCCAGCACAAAAGAAGCATAGATCAGTCCACGCATGACACAGAGGCCCACAAAAAGATACGCTGCTCTATGAGCGGCTGGGTCAGTGGCTTGGCCATAGCGTATAATGGAAGCCTGCTCATATATTTGTCGCTGATCAAGATAGGGAAACGCTTGTTGGTAGGCAATGTGCGCCGCGATAAACCCTAGCGCCGCCAGCGCAGGCTTATGAACGACGAGTGCCCACAGAGACATGTCGGGGAGCCATTGCTGGCTACGTAACGCAATCATGATGAGCGCGATCATCAGCATCCAACGTATACGCAGAATTTCATGCCACAAATGACGCATGGTTCCCCCGTATAGGAAGCGAGACAGCCTCGGAGTCCAGAGCTTCTGAGCCCAGAGCGCTGCACCTGTCTCAAGGCTATCTCGCCGTCTCGACAGATTGGCCAAGATGGCGCTCAGTCAATCGCACTAATTCCCGTTCATCTTCGGGTTGGGCCACCAGATACGGTCGCGCGGGGATCGTGACACTGTGTGCTCGCACGCGCTTCGTAAAGACCACGGTGTTATCTGCGGTGACAAAACGAAAGGCGCGATGTGGTGCGGCAACCATGGCCGGCAGATGCACCGTCCCGCCATACTGTTGAATCGCGCTATAGGGGAGACTGCTCGTGAGCGTGACACTCGTGGGAGTTGTGGTCGACGTAATACTGTTGACCAGACGACTGCTCACACCTCCCAGGGGCGTACCCTGGCGCGGAGGCCGACGGGGTCGCCAGGAAGGCCGGCCGCCTTGTGCGAAATTCTCCCGCACTGAGCGCAACAACAGATCCCGCGCTTGCGCCATAACTGGACTCAAATCGCCTAAATGCGTGGTAAGAATAGCGAATATACGTACTGTATCGCCTGTCTGAAGTGTCAATCGGATCATAGCTATTCTATTTCTTTCCTTGTATCTCAGCCAATTGTTTTTGAAACTTTTTAATTTGTGCCTCATAGCATGCACGAATTTGTTCTTTCTGGACTTTAGTCATACAATCATCATCCGTTCGATGGTCATGATCAGTAGCTAGATGTTGCTTATAAATTGGTGAAGGGATAGATGTCTGCGTTATACAAAAACCAAGAAATCTAAATACGAAAAATCCGACTATCACACCCATACAGACAGGAAACACCGCCAAATATAGTACACGACGAATCATTCAGACCTCTTCAATGTCTCACCCAATATGTCGCAGTTGGAAAAACGTAAACGGCTCAGCCAGCCCCCCTGAAACCGTCAATACCTGCCACAACGAATTATCAGCGCGGAGAACAGTATCTAGTGGAGTTGGAACCCAGAGCACATCAGCAGTTGGAAGTCGTAAGCGTCGGTCCTCACGCTGAATAATCATGGTATCAATCTGCCAATATTGATACCCCGTGATGAGGGCTCGAAGGTCAGGATATTGGACTGGCATGGCATCAGGCGTACTACGCCACACATAGGTCACCACTTCAACAAGGCTGCCTTCCGCCCGCATGACCGTTCGGGCCATACGCGTCAACATGGCCTGTGAGAGAGCCATTACTCGCCACTCCTCAAGCTCACTCGTCGCCGGTTGCCATCACTCGCTGTTCCCCCAGACGGGTGTATCATCCGGCTCTTGTCGATGAAACGCAGGTTCCACCCGATCAGTATCTGCTAAGATCGTCTGTTTTTCGCTGATACTCAACCCGCCAGCATACGGCATCGCACTGCGAAGTGCATACCGTTGACGCAATTGCGTAGCTAGTAGGCGATACTCCCGCGCACGCTCCCCATAGTTTACCTGGGTATCCCCAACGCGGAAGGTCACGTCTCGACCAAACTTAAGACTAAGTCGTTCCGCACAGGCCGCTGCTGCCAGATAAGGGTTGGGATTTTGCGCAATTTCAAACGTCACCTCGGCATCCTGCAAGAGCTGCTCGGTGCTATCTGTGTCCTGACACAGATACCGCACCTGATCGAGCGTCGAAGCACTGGGATTGCCGCTATACGTCCAGGTCATCGGAGCCCTTTCACGACGGCCGCTATCGTCAAACTTGTGGCACCAGCATACGTTCCTACGCTGCTCCACTTTGCCCGCAGGGCCGCTCCGAGCAGGCCATCCTTAATCGTATTGGCCGTCAGCGTCCCATCGGTAGGCGTATAGTTCGCCGCAACGGCAGTATAAACGCGCACACTATGCAAGCGCGTTGCAGCGCTAGTCGTAAAGCTAAACTCCATGATATCCACCCAGGTTGTCCCGCCGTCAAACGACGTCTGGACATAGGCATCGACTGACGTACCTCCTGAGCCATACAGAAATCCGGCCTGACAGATAAGCACAATCATGCCAGCTAGATCATACGCAACAGGGGAAAGCTGGTTGCTCTGTGCTGCACTGATGGTGCCCGTCGCAAGCAACGTATATTGTCGGTTAGGAAACAGCACCGTCGCCTCCTAGAGAGCCGTCATCGAGGCCCCGGTGGTCAGCGGGTGATACCAGACCGACCACGCAACTGTTCCCGTATTTGTTGCTGACGTCGTCAGTATCACTGTGCCCGGGACGAGAATCACAGGAGCGGCCTGCGCTGGAAGCACGAGCCCACTCTGCAACGCTGTAGCCAGCGTACCAGTAATCGTAAACAGCGATCCCGCCGCTTTCGCGCTCACGTTGAGGTTGGCGCATATATCGGTAGTGGTGCTGGTAAGGGTATCAATCAGAGAGACCTTCAGGTTACAGGTCTGCGTCTGAATGACCGTGCCAACGACCCCCAGAAAGCCGGTCAACAAGACGGTCCCAGTGACACTGAAAATATTGAGGGTGGTCGTAGCTGGTAAGGCGCCAGCGACACGGTCAACGCGAATGCCGGTATGCACTTTTTCGATAGCAGCCGCATCGATGACAGCGGCCGCTATCGCGTTTGTCTGAAAGCCGGCTTGCAACAAATAATTCGGCATTATGTTTTCTCCCTGAACAGAGGCGCGGTCTTGCCGCTCCGGCGTTCCAGTTTCACGTCAAAGCCTGCGGGCATATTCACCGGGCGTAAGCGCCGATCACTGATCAGGCCCTCGACACATCGCGGGCGCCAGGTGGAGACATCCACAATCGTTCCAGGCTGAAGTTGCACTCCAGCACATTCAAAAGGTCGCAGCACTTCGTATTGCATATACCCTTCTTACTAAGCAACAGCAGAGGCAAAGAAATAGCCCAGATCAGTCGCAACAACCTTATTGTCCCATCCCATCTCAGCCTCGTAGCGCCAGGTTTTGAGATGTTGGAGGTAGAAGTTCGCGACCCCAATCGTGGCCCCCATGCCTTCACTCACGCCAGTCCAGCCAAACGTGTACATCGCACTTGGGGCCATCATTTCCGGCGCCGGATTCACATAGCCCAACCAGGCCGCTTTGCCGTGCACAAAACTATACGAGCCGGTCTGCCCTTCATCCGCAGTGTTCTGCACCGCCTTGGCGACCAACAGATTTTGTACCCCGAACACCTCAGCCATGATTTCTTCCGTCACGACACCCCGCTGGGTGTATTTGATCCGATCAATAAGATCCGGATGCTGTTTCAATTTAGCAAAAACCTGGTAGCCTAATACCAGAGTATTCGCCATAAATCCGGTATTGAGCAGGATCGTGCTTTTCCCAGTCTCAACATCATTAATCGGATCAGACACGCTGTAATCCGACCAATAGACAAACTGCGTTGCCGATGGAGAGGAGGCGACACCCGTACGATCAGTCGCCCACACGCCCGTGGTGAAGTAATCCGTCGCCCACTGTTTCTCCCGACGCAGGAGCATACGCTGCGTCACGAGCAACGTCGAGGCCCGATCGATATTCACCTGCGGATCTTGATTAGCCTGCGTCAAATGCCCCACATCTTTGTGGAAAGCAAAAACGTCGCAGGAATAGTTATCCGTGGAAAGCCGCATCCCCCCGCCGGCCGACTCTTCAGAGTCGCCCCGGAGTTGTGCCTCATCCCGGAACCAATCGTCTTTGTTCCATACATAATACTTATTAGACTTGTGGTCCACAGGGACAATCGGAGCGGCCTTGGTGGCGATAAACATGTCCTGGCTTTGGATGTACGCGACTGACATATTGGTCAGCGGCACATCCACATGCACATCTAAAAAGGATGGCTGAGGCATAGTCTATATTCTCCTATGCAGCCCGATGAGGATCCATACAGTTAATCATGGCCGCAATAAGACTATTCACCCCACTTGCGGTTTGCAGGGCAACGCCAGAAACGTATTTCGTCGTGTCTGTACCAATCGCACGTGTAATCGCCTGGCCATCAGCAGAGGTCCCTATAACAGCGCCTCGTGTAATAGCCGCATCAGCGGACACTTTACTGATCCCATGATGGAGAACCTCCGCAGCCCCACCATTTCCCGGATTGTTCTGTAACACCCCAAATGGCACATCCGTATCTGCGGTAATGGCGGTCACTCCATCACCGGTGGCATCATATTTGATATGATAGAATTGTTTCGCCGACAGATCGGCGGTTGCTTTATACGTCCGCACAAAGCGTGGATATTCAAAGGCCATTATGCCACCCTCCGCTGCTCGCTCCGAGCCTCAGCAAACAACGTCGGTTGTTCGCTACTGATCCGATCATAGGCTTGCTCATAGGTGAGCTTGCCCTCACTTGCGGCCGCACGCTCGCGTGCCATTTTTTCGATGCGCTCGAGGGCGCTTCCCATCACAGGGGCAACACCGTCTTTCCCATGGACTTTCAACAGCCCAGACGTTTTGATCACCTCATGGGCACTGGCCAACATGCGGAGCAATTCATCACGTTCCTGCTGCGGCAGGCCATCAATCGCCTTTAGCACATTCCAATGATCGGGTGTCATCCCAACGAGGCGATACGTCACCGTCTTTTCGATGTACTCCTGCCGCTGCCGCGCCTCTTTCTCAATTCGCAGTTCCTCACGCAGGGCAGCTTTTTCCACCTTATCGGCTGTGTACTGCTTCCGCACCGCATCGGGCAAATTCTTGAGGTATTCCGCTTCTTGTTCCTCAGGCGACATTTTCGCCTGGAGCAATTCCGCTTCGAGGACATGCACACGAGCCTCAGCGGTTTCAGCCCGTTTGGTTATTTCATCAACAGTCACAGTCATGCGGACTCCTTTCGTCGCTGGGGTGGTCGTTTCTCCACCCGTTTGTGGATTCGCTTCATCCAGAATAGCCTGTAAGGCCCCAATCGCCGCTTGTAAACGCGCTCGACGGGCTCCGCTCATTACGGCCCCGGCCTTCGTCACCTCATTCAGCACGGCAAATAGCGGGGCAGCTTTGGTAAGAAGGCCCAGGTCGGACAAGATGGCAGTTGCCTGTGTCGAGAATTGCTCAATAGACTGCATCAGAATGTCGGCATATTGCGCATCGTCATCGTCCCAGTCCATAATCTCGTTAACAGTCGCGCAGAAATCACGCCAGAGAGGCCCCCATTGCGCATAGAGCTGGCGCGCCTGCTGCCGTTCTTCTAACGTCATCGGCGGAGATTCTCGCTCCTCATCCATCGCCATCGCCGTATCATCCATCCCTAGATCCTTTTGTGTATTAGTAGTGGCGTTAATCCCCAACGAGCGTGCGGCCGCCAAAAGTTTGCGCTTGGCGCTGGCTTTCGCGCTGGCCGAAATGTTCGTCTGCGGAAGCCGCGAAAGGGCGTTGCGTGTATGGGCGGCATCGGGCTTCCCAGCCGCATCCTTGTAGGGCAGGTGACGCTTGCTGCGTGGAGTCGTCTTCCCGTCCGGATCCTTATCACCCGGCTCGACATAGGCGAATGAACTATCGGGAAAATTGTTGACCGTCGCCGTGGTCCACTCCGCTTTGTCCATCTTATAGAGCAAGACATAAGCTTCCTGGTTCGCCCCTTTTGGCACCAGCGCCACTTTACCGATGGACAATTTTGTGAGACGTGTAGCCATGCTTACACCTCCACCCGCTCAGCCATGCCCTCAATGCTGAACATAAGCAGGCCTTCCTCTCGTGCTTGCTGATAATCCGCCCTATCCGGTAAGTGATAGCCGACCCAGGCCCCCAGCGGCACCATACCAGGAGGGATACCCATTTTTGTAAGTTTTTCAGGAGTGAACACCATCGCTTCAATGAGCTGGCCTCGGATTGCACCGGTATGATGGAAGTTCAACTCGCCTGATGCTTTGACATACTCATAGAATGCCTGCTCGAGGTCATAGATATCGATCACATCGCCCTGCAAATCCACCAGGGATTCCCCGGTTTTCGTGACTGCGATGGACGCCCAACCAAACACACACTGGGTCACATCATCAGCCTTGGTAATAGGGATAGAAAGGGACGGCATCACAACTCCCGAAATAAAAAAGCCCCATCCATCTGACCTGCCGGTCAGGAGGGTGGGACTCGTGTGTGCGTTGGCCCGCTCAGCATGTATATGCTGGCATCTATGGTGTCGGATGGACAAAAATGTCTAACTGACTAGAACAAGTACACTAGTGTTAGACGTTTGTCAAGCCTCCTCCAGATGTTTCACCTTTTCCTTACAACATGCCTCATACAGTTCAATCTCCCCATGAACCGTATGACAGCCAAAAAAGCCCGTGCGCTTCCGTTCACAATGCTGAACCCACAGCTCTAACACTGCAATCGACAGCCCATGCCGTTGGAGAATATCTAAGAGAGTAATGGCTGAACGGGAAGACATGTAGGATGATCCTCTCAGAGTACCCCTGCGATCCCTAGATCCATCGTCCTGCAAGACTGCACTTACAGTTGGGATGGGCTGTAGGACGCATAATCGGTCCAATTGGTGTTTCAAACGGCTCCTCCAGACCCCGGCCTTCCTGATTCATGCCGGGAATTAATGCACAGATGGTCGGACATGCCCCGGCGCCAATGACCCAATAGCGCCGGATATCGCCCGCCTGCACGAGGCCACGCTGCACTGCATCCTGCCAGACCGCCTCTTGTCCCAGGACCACGGCATTTTGCGCTTCAGTCCGCGCAATCGTCTCTGCCCGCTGTTGTCGCAATGCCGTGATACGACGCGCTAGCATAGCACTGATACGTTGCGAGGATTCCCCAGCGGCCTCCAAACCCGCCCGGTACCGTGCTATCGTCTGCACCTGGCGCGATGTAAGTCCCAAGGTATTCTGTACTAGATCAATCTGATCCGCCAGTGGAAGTTCGGAGGCGTGGGCCATCGCTAGGATGTCAGGGATTGCGGCGCGGGTTGTGAGGGTCAGCGCATCGATCTCCATCGTGGCGTACTGCATCAGCAGTGCTTCCAATGCCAGTTCTGGCGCAGACGACACGCCCTCAGGACCTGGAGTCACACGCACGGCCGCTAAGCCCAGGCCCACCATGGCGGCAATCAGCGCATCCCGTAAGTCCTGCTCTCCATTATCGTCCCAGTCCCGACTCAGAACCGCGGTCAACGTGACATCGTCACCCAATGTCAGTAGGCGACCAATCGTCTCACGAGCGAGCATTGCACCAGTACCGGCGAGGACAATAAGCACATCAGCCTGCATCCGTGGCACGGTATCCTCAATGAGCCGTTCGAGTGATGAACGCTGATCGTGCGCTTTCCTCAAACGCTGATGCCCAAACGTAACGATAAAAGGCACTAGATCTCTTCCTGTGCATCAGGGACGACGTGCGGAAAGCCGGACTCCATGCGAATATGGATTTCATCCTGGGGCGTTAATACCATCCCAGCCTGACTGAGCCGTAGCACTCCGGAAGTAAATTTATCAAAATCGACCTGTTTCAAGTGCCCATGCACCACACGCGGCATGGTCGCACGCGGTAACGCATTCAGTGCCCAGATCCGGGGGAGCAGATGGCGATTCAATACCTCTGTCAAACTATGCGCAATGGCGGTCAGGCCCGCCATGTACAGATCACTCAGCGTCTCACCAAGACTATAGCTTCCCGTACGGCCTTGCATCCCTACCATCAGGATATTCGCTAATACCGCTTGTAACTTACGAGTATCATAACGTTGAATGATCGCGGTGGTATCAAATTGCCGCGTGCCCCCAGTCGTCAAAAGTTCAAATTGAAATAACTCATTGCCATTCGCATCATACGCCAGAGGCGTGACCAAACCTTCCAGCTCATCGCGGTGTACTTGCGTGACCATTTTCTTGACGTATTCGCGGATATTTGCCTCCTCGAGGGAGGCATTGGCACTCAGATATTCCGGCGGAAGCCGCGCGTGAAACATCCCCGCAAGGTCGCGTTCAATCCCAATCCCTTCGATGCGCTTAATATGTTTCGCAGCATACCAATCATCATACGCCGCAAGAAACAAACTCCGTCCTTCGGGGTTCGCCTTTTCCGAGAAAAGGCGAAAGAGCAAGGCCTTGTCTATCGGAATGGTCGCCTGTTTCCCGACGATGGGATCTTGCTGCACCATGGCCTGGACGCCACCACTGCGGTCAAACTCCCATTGCAGCAACGTATCCTGCGACCGAATCGGCAATTTGCGGGGAGCAATCAGTCCATCATCATACTGACTGGTCGCCCACCAATCCCACTCGGGACTCGTCGGATCATATCCCGACGGTGGTATCTCGCCTAAGCGACGCTTCCAGCAAATCTCATGATATGCCCAGCCATAGAGCTGAAAACTCAGCGCCTCACTCAGAAAGACCGGCCAGGACTGACTCATATCCTGGAACAGCATGCTGTCAACCAGATCGGCATGTGCCTGGGCTAGATTCGAGTGATCGGCAGGGTCTACTCGCCAGCCTGCTTGCCGGATCAACGTTTCATTGGCATAGAGCACACCACCTAGAATAGAATCGCGGCCCATTTGTTTGAAGGTACGCACACCCTGCAAACCGACAAGCGCTGGGAGGTACTGCTCACGAATGTACCCACCGTACCGCCGGAGGCCAGTAGTCCCCAACTCCATCATCAAATTAGTTGGGAGACCATGTGTAGTGCTTCCATTACGGCGTATCTCAGCCATTTATTCCCTCCAGCGACTCACCTGTGATAAATCTTCCAATACCGCGCCCAAGTTCATCGGAGGCAAGGACTCCCGCTGGGGGACAAACGTACACCCTAACGCATCGGCCAAATCGGGTGAATGTCCCAGGCGTTTCCGCATAGTATCTTTGTCCTCGACCACGATACATCCGCTACTGTCCAGTCGATAATGCACGCTCGCCAGTTCCCCCGCGAGGTCTTCACATGCCTGGCGATCAGGTGCGGTAAACACTGGCGCGTCATCCCGCAGCCAGCAGGCCATCGCCAACCAAAGATAATCCCGCAGTAACCGCGGCCGTGCCTCTCCCACCAATGATTGACGTGGAGGCGCCATCGCTACGTTGACGGCAACTATGGGCACTTTCACCACCCCCTGGCGGGCTAACTCCACCAGGCGATCATAGACGCCTGCTCCTAACCCGATCACGTCAACCATCACAGTATCCACTGCCCATCGGTCTAACACTCCCACAATCTGGCCGACCGTCTGCATCGTGTCCTGCTTCGCATAGATCGCTATATGTGTCACCAGAGCCCCCTGACGGAGCACGAGCGTCGTACGATCTGCGCCCATACGCGCGACATCCACACCAAGACAACGCGGGCCTACCCCCTCGACCGAATCACGCATGAGACATGGTTCAGTTAAGTCTAGGGGAATCAATACATCATCGTCCTGGCGCGGAAACTCCCCATCCGCGCGGACCCGTACCATATTACTCCCCTCACCCCATTTTCGCACCAATTGCTCACGATACCCTCCGTGCACCAGCGGGGAATCCTGGGAGCGAAAATGCAGCGTCGTATAGTCCCCACGATTGTGAAGATGGCTGGCAGCAAACGTCCCCTGCGTGCGAGTCGGGTTTCCAAGCAAGAGCACCCGCGCACCGGGTGTCGATAATGCCCCTTCTCCTGCCTCGAAAATCTCTTCGGGAACACCCGAAGCCTCGTCTACCACGAACAATAAATGCTCTGCGTGAAACCCCTGTAATGCCTCAGGATTTTCCTTGCGAGCCGTCCGCGCAAAGGCCCCCCATTCGCGTGCGCTCGGATCATACAGACTATCTGTCACCAGCCGAAACAGTTTGCCCAACGTCACCGTGGAATGCTCGCTGCGTTGCATACTCATTGCATCGGCAATACGTCGCCATTTGCTGAGCTCGCCCCACAGAATATCACGGAGTTGATGCGAGGACGGCGCAGTGCACGGCACCTTGGCATAGTCGTGTGTTTCCAGCATCCAATACAGCGCCCAGGCCGCCGCCGTCGTTTTGCCGATCCCATGCCCTGACCGTACTGAGACCTTACTCCCTGGCGGGACAATGGCTTGCAGGATCTGCGCCTGTTGCCACGTAGGCTCAATCCCAAAGCGCCACCGCACATAAAATATGGGATTATCCCGCCACATCTCCCGCAATGCCGCATAGGTGTGGAGATGCGCCTGATAGAGTGGTGAGAACGTCACCCGTGCCCGTTGACGACGCAACCCGGCGGCGGGAATCATCTGCATAGTGTACACATTCTATCACGAGTAAAACATTTTTGATGCATCGTCATCCCCTTCCCCCGTATCAACGGCACATTTCCATACTACCGGGGGCAATGGGTCTTTACGAAGATAAAATACGGTAGACGCTCGCTCAGCAATATCCCATTGGAATACATGATCCGCATCTGCCCATACCTGACGACGACGATCACCATCGAGCGGCTGTAACAAATAGGTCCATGACAACGACTTTCTTTCGCTTTCCTTCGGCCACCGCTTCACGACGTCTCGCCAATGCATCCCGATGGCGACCACCCGCCAGTCGTCGACATCCGGTACGGACATATCACCATCTGTAAAACAGGCAGGACTATAGGCTACAATAGCCCCCAGAGAGAATATCCGCATCTCAACCATAGGATGTATTCCTCCGTCAGTACGAGCCTGGGCAGCTTTTCTGCATGACATGGGCATATAGTATGGTCCGCGCTTGCGCCATCGTCAGGTCTTCTGTCTCGGCTACCTCGAGATCATTTCTCTCCAACACATAGCTAATAGAGCCATCTAATTCACACTGAAACGCAAGCGTGTCATCCCCATCATAGACCGTCAACAAAAGCGCACCGTCAATGCCAGGAAAGGCATCTGTCTCAGTGAGACCAAGTATTTGCGCATAGCGATGCAGGTAAAGAGCTTGCAATAAGGCAACCACGACACATGGACGACCTTCGCCATAATGCCAGCCGACCGGCAACTGTTGAAAACTCAACATTTTTGCGATGGTTGAATGCTGCGAATGGTCATCATCCATTTAATTCTTGCCAACGCTGCCACAAGGACACAAACGTGGCAGAATCAAAATCATTCGCAGTCATACTTTTGAGCAATGCGCGAAGTTTCTGAGGATCATCAAGGTTATCAATACCATACGCTGATCCAGATGCATAATACACATAGGGGACAAGACTGTCTGATACAGGCAAAATAAGTCTCACTTCCCCAAGAGGGCCTACCCATTCAATACAGATTTCCCCTTCACAATCCATAGAAACCAATCCAAGAGGATAAGCTTTCGTCCAAAATATCAATGCCTGATCTTTATCTTTCCGCACCCCTTCCTTTTTCTCAGCCTGATCGAATACACAAGCGACAATACGTGTGGCCATGTTTATGCCTCTGCCATTGGTGGTGTTGGGGACGTGGCCACGGGCTTTGCCGCCAGCTGCCGTGCCTGCTCCAAAACGACGGAAATCCCTTGTGCGGCCTGCTGCAACGCCTCCTGCTCCGCCCCCAGGCCCAAAATGCCAATACGCTGATCGATACATTTCTGTACACAAACCAGGAAACGTGGATCACCCGCCTGGCCTTCCCGACGCAGACTCGCTTTCCGGACGGTCGGCTGCGCCTTCCCCTCGGTTGCTTCCGTCACCGAGACCTCGCGGGGAAGCAGACTCCGCGCCCACCCTTCCCACGCTGCGACCTCGACGAGATCGATCTTCGCGAGCTGCTCGGCCTGGAGGGCGTCAAAGTTACGCAGGGACGAAGCCAACCACTCCGCGCGAATCTTCTTCAGCGCCAGACTCACCGCCGATTGGGTGATGCCCATGTCTCGCGCAATTTGTGACTGATATTGCCCTTGTAAATACCGGCGGGCAATCTCCTCACGCCGCTGTGCCATCGCGGTAATACCGGGGCCACTCCCATTATTGGGAATCATATGTCCTCGTAATAAATAAACATGCTATAGACTATAAATCCCGTCTTTCTCCCAATAGTACACTGTGCGCAACGGCGGATCTAAGGTGACAAACACACTCGCCAGATCCCACCCGTCGAAGGCCTTGGCCGCACAATAGACCTGCTCGGCCTCACTGCCGGGGGTACACTCATCATGCATTTTGGTT